CACAATCCGTTCACCGTCTCCAATGACTTGGCAAGGTCAGTGAACAGGCGCGCACTCATGCGGCTGTTGCCTTCCTTGTCTCTCGTGGTAATCTCATCGAGCAATTCCACGTCCGGCATCTCATGAAGTTTACAGATTACGCGGTCCAGCACTTGTCGCAGTCGATGACCTTGAACCCACGCCATCGCGCGGTTCTGCATGCGCTCGAACTCGCCAGCCTGCAAGCCGCTGCTCTTCGATGTCAACGACAGAAGCTTAATCTTCTCGGCCCAACCTTCCGACAGCGCAAGCTGGCGCACAATCTCCGGGTCAAGGTCGCACGCTAACGCGGTGCGCTCAACATCTCCAACAGATGCAACGAAGTGCAAAAAGATTTTGACCACGTCATGCTGTGTCTTGTCAACGAGTTTGCTCATTCGCCGCGCTCCTTCCAATACTGTGCGCGTTGCTGCGCGCGTTTCAACTTGCGATGTTCCTTCATCAGTGCTTTCGTCTCCGGTCGCGCATTGGCGAACAACTTGTCCTCAGCCTCATGAGCTGGGTTTTTCTTTTTGGGCATGAGAAAAGGTTGGCGCGTAGGCGCACGCCGTCAACATCCGCTTGAGAAAAGTGGGCTGCGCGCCAGCGCAATCCCAGCACAAATAAATAGAATAGAATCACACCTCCGAAAAAGTTTTTCTCCGGTATATAACAGATATTACTAATACTTTTTAAAGAAGTAATAATAGAAGACATCTCTCCACCAAGAAAAAACTTTGGCGACGTGTGATTCTATTCTATGACTTTATGCCTCATCGCCTCTAAGCCTCAGCGGCTCAACGCCGCACCCTCAACACACCAAAAAGTATTTATATACCTGACTCAGCGTCACTCCGCCAGCCCTTGACATATTTGCACAGATGTATAACCTTGTAGCATGGACAATAAATCTTTGCCTTTAGATTGGGAAGACTTCAAAACGCCCTTCCGAGGCGTCTCTCGCAATGAGAAACAGCGCGGCTATCTCGCCGTCCTCTTGCTCAATGGGCGACAGAATCACTTCGGCCCGTTCACCGAGTCACGACGCCAAGCCGCTCAGGCATACGACGCACTGTTGCGTTACTTCCTGCCGTTCGTGAAGTCCAAGCCAGTGCCCAATTGCCCGGCTCAAGTCTTCCTCGAACTGGACAACCAAGAGACTGAGAATAAATACGGCAAGGAGCGGTTGCAAAAGCTCTATGCAAAGCTGAAGGCGGAGAGTGAGCGCGCCGGATTGAATATCGACGTTGAGGCATCGCGGCGGCTCGACTTCATTGTGGGGCATTGCGGCCTCGGCTCTGAAAAGCTCACATCACGCCGGGACCAGAAGCGGCGCAAGGCGCTCATCCATCTCGAAGCCCATTGCCTGAATCTGATGAACGAGTTGAATCTCGTGAAGACCCTGACTGAACTTGACATGCCTTCGCACGAACAGGCAAAGCACGTCGCGCCTGAATTGGAACTTACGTCCGCCGCATTCCGCGCGGCACAGTTCCAACTGTCCAAGCTCATCGTGCGCTGCAAACTCGTTCTCGACCTCGACCCCGAACAGAGCACCAAATGAGTCAACCCACTGACAACCCGGATGCGGTCGAATTGTATTTCGCCGCGCAAGACTTCCTCGTGCTTCTCGAAAAGCATCAGACGCTAGTCCTGAAGCATCGCACGGGCACCCGACTTGAAACGCTGCGTCGTCATCTCATGGACCTACAGAGCGAGATGAGCGGCCTATTCGAGCCACGGCACGACGGCCAACCAATCCCGAACCCGAGGTCGAAGCGGCTCGCCAAGATGACACCTGAAGAGCAGGCCGAGGCATTCAAGCCCATGAAAGACTTTTGCGAATCCCTCGCAGAGCAGGCGGAGATTTACAACCGCACTGCACCGAAACGAATCCCCAACAACTAACCCAACACAACCCATGCCCAATCAAAATGACGGTGGTGACCTCATCCAATTCCCGCCCGCCAACTCTCCAATCGGTGCCGCCCTTCGCGGTCTGCCCGTTATCGGAGGAGGAGAGGACCCTTTGGCGGCACAACTACGCGCGGCTGTATCTGAAGCGCACAATCACCGGCCCATCAAAGTCAAAACGAACGAGAAGGGCGAAATCATCGAAGACCGGCCCAAGCCTGCCGAACTCGTCTTGCAGCCTTTTCCTGACGGTGTCCTACTCAAGGCCACGCCCAACAAAGCGAAGGCCGAGACCGGGACGTGGCTCATCTGCGACGCAAACGGACTGAACGTTGCACTCGCCATCGACGAGAACATCGCCGACATCATCTGCAAAGGCGTCCACATGTTTTACGAGAGCGCACAAGCCCACATCAAGGAAGCCGAAGCCGCCGCGCGCGCTGCTGCATCCGCCGCTGTTGGCACCGATGCACAGAATCCGCCTGTCGGTCTGCCCGGCGTCGAAGGCCAGCCCGGCGCGCCCGGCCCGGAGAACGAAGTCAACAAGCCCACGGAATAACCACCACAAACCATGACGAACCAACCGAACCACCACGAAGTCAATCCGCACTACTCAGCAAACGTTCTCAGCCCCGGGAGCAACGGGAGTTTTGATGAGGCGTGCCACAACTTCAACACTGCGATTCAGGCCAGCTATGCGAAGCTGAACGCACGACGCGAGGCCCAATACGAAAGCGAACTCGTGCCGCTGTCGAACAAGCCGGGCGCGCCGCTCATCCCTCAATACAAGCTGCCGCTCGGTGGGGCTTGACAAACACCGGGCACATGTGCGATTGTGATTTAACCCTATGACCAAACACTGACCATGACAAACTGCGAAACATTCTTCCTTGGCGCGGCTGCGATGCTCGCCATTTTTGGAATCAAAAAACTCGTTGACTACGTCGCGGCCCGGCGCGAGGCAATCGTGGACGACATTCAAAAAGTCTCCAACCGGGCGCGCGAGTGTGAGTTTGAAATCACCCGCCATGGTCACCGCTTCGCCGAGGTGGGCAGCGACGTCAAGTTTCTGCGCGAGTCGTTGGAAACCGCAGGCTCGACAATCGCCGGGCTGCACGATGAACTCCGACAGGCGCGCATTGACACCGCGTTGCTTGCGGCCAACTTCAAGCTCTGCTTCACTGATGGACCGCACGGCCGCGCCCTCGGGACCACGAAGAGCAACACTGCAACCGAACTCACCCATTGATATGCCACTCGGACGACGAAACAAAATGCCAACCCGAGACCTCGGGCTGAATCACGGCGGCGCGGGCAAAGGCGACGCAGACCGCAGCGACCCCAAGACTTTTCGTGAGCGCATGCAGCATGTGCAATTCCCGCCCGGCACGGATGAGGAAAAGGGATTCGAGAAGCGCGGCAACAAGCTTGTGAAACGCTACGGGGGCACGCCGCCCTCGACGATTCGCGAGTGCATCGCCATCATTGACCCGCCGCTAGCCTCGCTGCCCGTCCCTGTTTTTCCCGCGTGCCTCGACCGCGAGAACTCGTGACATGTGGAATCTCGTCGAAAAAATTATTGCAACCCTCGCCAAACATTCACCCTATCAAAAACTGATTATGCCCGACCAACCCGCAGACAACCGCCAGACCGCATCCGAAATTCAAAAGACCATGTCGCCCGTTGAGCCTCAGAAATACCTGAACGTCTCGGCCGTGCAAAACGGCTGGCTCGTGGGAACAGGCGAACACGTTTTCGGCGTCCAGAATCCGCCCCTCGTTTACACGCAGCCCGAGGAAGTCGCGTCTGCTGTTTTCGGCCTCATCACTCGCGGACTGCCCGGCCATGGGAAACTTGTCACGCTGAGTGACGCCGACAAGCTTTACGCCGAAGGCTATCGGAACGGCAAGGCATCGGTCCCTCCTTCCGGCCTCACCGTCGCCGAGGAGAACAAGCTGAAGTCTGACCGCGACCGCGCCGAGTCGTCTGTCAAGGTGCTGGAAAAGGAAGTCGCCGCACTGCGCGTGCAAGTGGGCATTGTTCCTGACCCCAAGCTGAAGGCCCAACTCGACGCGCTGAATGCGGAACTGTCGGAGGTGAAGACTGACCGCGACCTCTACAAGTTCCGATTTGGCCCCGTATCGGAAGACTTGACCAAAGCTCTGCGCGAGGGCAAGCATTACCTCGAACAAGTCATCCGCCTGCAACAGGAGGTCCGCGACGAGAGGACCATTTCGGCCAACCTCCGGCAAGACCTCGACCTCATCCGAAAGCAAGAGAACCTCGAAATCACCCATTTGAAAGTCAAGGTCGAGCAGCGCACGAAAGACTTGCTCGCGGCGAATGAAAATCTCGCCAAGCTTGAGAAGGCGAACAACGAGCGCACGTTCGGCAGTGACTACCAACAGGGCCGCGACGACGCGAGCGCCGGGCATCGCACCATCGTCAATCGCCTGAATCGGGAAATCGAAGTTCTGAAATCCGCGCTCACCAACGCTTGCGGCAAGGTGGACAAGTTTGATGCCCGACTGAAGTCGGAGTATCATAAGGCCCACGCCGAAGGATACGAGAAGGGCCGACAAGTGCAAGCTCCGGTGAGTTTTGCCGACGGAGTGAAGGCCGGGCGCTACGCGAACGACCTGCTAAAGGCTCAGGACATGAAGGCCGCCCACGCCGAAGGATATGCCGAGGGTGCCAAGGCGGGCAATCACGAGGCGATGGAATGGAAGGGTCACTATGAGCGGCTGTGCGGCGATTGGGGCAAGGGCTATCAGGCCGGGCGGAAGCGTGCCTCCGACGACCTGCAAAAGGTTCAGGACATGAAGGACGCGGAACGGCTCGCACTTTTCTCGGCGCAAAATCTGCCCACGCCTCCGGCCAATGCCGACATTCAAGAGGAGCCACAATACAAAAGCCCGCTCGTGCTGGCCGCACGTCTGCCCGGCGAACCGGATTGCGGCTTCGCGATTGGTGACTCGTGGGTGAGCATGGACGGGACACGCCGCACAATCACGCAAGTGAGTGACGCGATTGTGGTCTATACTCGCCAGCCGTTGAAGCGACCGGGCAACACCTGCCGCTATTATCGGAACCGCGCCTGCCGGGAGTGGGCGAAGCGCGTCGGCCCAAGTGCAATCATGTTCCGCAGTGGGGTGAACAACTCGTTCACGTTCCGCGAAACGACGCCGAGGATTCACCCCGCGTGGAAGACTGCGACCTACGATTACGTTGCCAAAGTCGGCGATAGGTGGACCTCGGGCGACGGCAAAAATATCGTCCGCACCGTTCTCGAAGTCTTCCCCGATGGCTCGGTCACTTACGAGCATTCGAGCGGCGGGGCTTTCAAATTGTCGGCCCGATACTTCGCCCGCGTGCTCCTGTCCTCGAACTCCCGCCGCTCATGAACAACCACGCCGAGATTGCCAGCCAACGCGGCGACGTCAAGCCGTCCCCGTTCCCGCCGGAACAACGACGCCGGGTGTTTGTGCCTCGCGTAGGCGGAGGATACCGGGACAGCTACCTCGAACAGGCGTGGTCGAAGTGGGGCGGCGAAACGGATTTCGTCTATGACATCATGGCCGGGGCGGAATGCGCGCTGTGCATTTTCACCAAGGGCGCGCTCGGGCCGAACAACGTGCTCGCTCAACTCGTCAAACCATTTTTCGACCGGCACGGGCTGGAAGCAAACGTTTTCGAGTATGACGTGCAGGCCAATGTTTTTCGGCGCATCAATCCGGAATGGCTCGCCACGTATTACCCGGACACTCGCAATCCTCAGCAATGCGAGATTTGCAACAAGGAGGACGGGCAATCCTGCTGCGGCTACTGCAACCCATGATAGCTTCAGAACTCATTGTTGAACTTCAACGCGCCATCAAACAACATGGCGACTTCCCCGTGGTGGTAGAGGACGGCCTCGACCCGTCAGACTACATGGAAGCGCGCCGTGTGGAGTTGGAGCACGGCCGATTCTTTTCCGAGGCGACTGGATTTTTCGAGTGTCACGACAACGTTCCGCACCTTCGCATCTCATGAACATGGGCCAACTCAGAAAACTCGTGCGGCTCTCAACGCTGGCCGACGACGCGCCCGTGCTCGTGCATCAAACAAGCCTCGTGCTTCGCCCGGCAGTCGCGCAACTCACGCCAATCGTCCAATCCCCCGACGGCTTCATCATGGACCGCGAGGCGTTCGGCGACGAAGAAGTCATTGACGCGCTCATCATCAAATGAAAATCGAACTCAAAGAATCTCCCAACGGACAACGCGACACGACGTTTAAAGCTCTCAAGGTCACCTTCGACCTCGGGGGCACGCGCTACGTTTGCACGAGCGAAGTAATAACGCCGCAGACTCCGCCCGGCCAACTCGCGGCAATCCTCGAAGGGCTGGCGCGAGAAATTAGTTCACCGAAGCCCAAATGACTGCCGACGGCTTGTGGCATTTGATGGGCGGGCCAACGTGGATGAATCCGCGTCACTGCGTCATGCACGCGCGCCTCGTCTCGATGTCTGCCCGCCTTGCTCACGTCCCGGAAATCGCCATCGCGTCTGCAAATTATCAGTCGGCGTGGCAGCTTGCCTTGGACTCGAACGCCCCGGCGGAGGTCCTGCAACACCGGCAGAACGACGCAATCACCCTCGGGTGCGAGTTGGGAAATCTCCTCATGCGTCGCGATGCTGGCCCTGTCGCCCCCGGGGAATCCCCGGTCATCATGAACGCAAATCCTCTCCTTGCGTTTACACGGCGCTGATGTATCTTGGGGGCATGAAAACGCCCTCGATGGTAAACGGTCTGGAACTCTCCCCGGCCGCTCAGCAACAGGCTTTCCGCCAATTCGTTCACCGCTACACGGGCGAGCACCGGCCCTATTGGGTCATTTCCCAGCCTGTCCAGTTCAAGGACGACGCGGACTGGCTCGCCCATACCCGCTTCTATGTCACCCGGGACGGCAACCTTTGCAAAGGCCGGTCCTGCTACTCGACCCCGACATGGCCCAACAACCCGGAGTTGCGGCGGTTCTCCTTCGGGGAGCACGGGGCGATTCACGAGGCCGCGAAATAACTTGACAACGCGCGCGACATGTGCGACAATCACACCATGAGCAAAATCAAGATGACCCGTGCGGAGCGCGACTCCCTCCTCGACCACACCGAAAAGTGCCTGCTCTTCCTCCTGAAGAACCCGCCGAACTCGCCGGTCTCCCGCCTCTGGGAGCGCGACCTCAAGGTGCAGGCCCGCGAGTTGGGATACGAATTCGCCGACCGCCCGGCAATCGGTGGGAACTGCCGCCCGGGCATCGACCGGGGCATCGAATACGGCGGCGACCGGGAGGACGTGTTTTGAACGCCTGCCCCTACTGCAAAGCGCCGGTCAAGTATCCGTCGAAGCCGGGCCGATGGCCGGGGCAGAGCACGCCGACAACTTACGAGTGCGGCACGGTCACCAGCAAAGAGTGGTCCCCGCCGCTGCGATACTGCAAGGACAAAAAGACGTTCAAAATTCGCACGGTGAGCGGCGGCGTCTATCGCCAAGCTTTTTATCATGACGCCGTGGACCTCGCGGCGCTGTGCGCGGAGATTGGCATGAAACTTGTTGAGGAGCGCCCTAATTGGGCCTTTGCCCACTGCTCCGCGACGATGTCGGCCGAAATTACTTGGTGAAATAATTTGACAACGTGCGCCCGCTGTGCGATACTCTTGCCATGAATAACACCCCCCGAATTATCAACGACTGGAAGCCGGAAACCCTGAGCCTCCTGAACACCTTGACCGCCGCTGGCTTCGTTCTGCTGTGCGGTAACAACGGCGAGGAGACCTTCAAATTTGACGGCAACCTCGACACCTTCATTGAAAACTTGATTGCGTGTGACGAAGCCGCCCTCGGGGTCCGGTCCCCGGAAGGCAAACGGCTGAACCTTTACCTCGTGCTCGGCAACGAGCCCGGCGTCATTGTGTCAGATTACACCTGCGACGATGGACTTGACAAGGTGACCGACATCCACTATGAGACGTGGTCCGGCCGCAAGCAACCCACAACGACGGCCACGTATTGACAAACGCGGTGCCCGTGCTATAATACGACCATGAACAACACCAAGCTTTTCAACGCCGCCGTCGGAATCCCCGAACCTATCGTCAACCTCGTGAAGGGCTACAACCTCGCGCTGCGATGGACCCGGCACGCGATGCTCGAAGCCGTGCGCGACCACTACGGCGTCTTGAAGACTGCCGACTATGCGCGGACGTTCAAGCTGGCCGAGGGCTGGCAACTCGTCGAAGTGGAGACGAACCACCTGAACCACGTCTTGAAAATCGTTGTGCGCCGCCCGGTCCCCAACGACCCCAAAGAGCGGTCCCTCGTGCTGGCAATCGCCATCGAGACCCCGCGCGACGGGCTGGTTAAAACGTGCTGGACAAATCTCAACTCCGACAATCACGCCACGCTCGACAAATCCAAAATCACCACGGCATGAACGCTCTAGCAACTCCTTTTCATGAGATGGACGGCCCCGCCTTTCGCCGCCGCGCGATTGCGCTAGTGCTCGATGACCGCATGGGCCACGACGGAGAAGGCCGCGCAATCCTGCTCGACCCCAGCCCGGCCGCACTCGACCGGCTGGTTGAAGAACTGGCCCGGGTGACGGAGGACCCCAACCGCTACAAGCCGACGGTGAAGCAGAATCAGTGGGGCAACTGGAACGGCTATGTGAACGGCCGGAAGGTCCGGGAATTCCCGGCCGATGTTTCCGGCCCGCTGGTTGGCACGACAACTGTTTGCGGCGCGACGAACGGGCCGGAGATGCCGGAAGCCGCCCGCGCATGGCTCGAAACTTTTTTGCTGAAATAATTTGACAACCGCAAGGTCCCGTGATATTGTATCGGCATGAATAACACACGTCTCCAAGCCAAAGTCGAAGCCCGCAACCTCGCCAACGCCGCCGCCCTCGAATACGGCCCGCGTATCATCGCCGCCCTCGCCCCGTTCCTCGGGCAGTCGGTCCTCCTTCAAACCGGCGGCAAAACCGCCAAGCTGCAAAAGGCGCTCGACGCGCTGAACCTGCCGGACTCCTGCCCCGTCAACGGGCAGCTTCAGGTCATCATCCGCGCCGAACGCTATTGGTTCCGCGCCGAGTTCCGGACGTGCGTCGGGCACGACAAGGGCTGCGTTTACGAAACGCAGACGGTCAACCTCGGCGACATCGACGGCAAGACCCTTACGAAGCTGGCCGAACCGCCCACCTCCGCCTACTGCCGGACCAACTACAGCGCCGAGGAAATCGCCGCCGCTCGCGCCGCCGTCAAATCCGTCCGCGACGAACTGCATCAGGCCGAACGCCGCTTGTGCGGATTTGGCGAACACGACAACAACTAAAACTTGACAACCGGCCCATGATGGGCTATCTTGTCGCCATGAAAACACCCGCTCTCAAATCCCCCGTGCTGGCCGACGTCCAACTCGTGCTGGTTAGCCGCCCGTGCTCCTCGGAAGCCGTGTATTGTGTCAAAGTCGGCGCGCTCGAAGCGGGCACGGTCTCCCGGTTCCGCAACACCCGAACCGAAATCAACCCTTGGCGCGCTTTTCGTGGCGTCCCGGGCCGGTTCACCGCGTCATTCTATGCGGCCGAGGGCGGACTCGATGCCGCTGTCGGATGCGTGCTGGAAAGGGCACTGACCCGATGAGCGCGTGTGTTGTCCGGCTCACCCTTCGGCGCGCTATCGACACCGACGCGCCCCCGATTTACCGCTACGGGCAGACCCGCCACAAGACTTTTGACCACTCGTTCGCGGTGACGCACAAGGCCGAGGCCAAACGCTTCCCGGACGCCGAAGCGGCGCACCGCTGGCTTAAGCTGAACGGCTTTCAATGCCTGTTCGTCTCGCAGAAAACCGGCCCGAAGCTTGAGGGCTTCACCTGCCCCGGCCCGTTCACAAAATGGGAAATCATTCCCGCTTGACAACTGCCGCGCGCTGTGCGATAATGTCGGCATGAACAAAAAAGAACTTACTCTCCTCCCGGAGTTTCGCACGCTGCTCCGCGTCAATGCCGCCCTGAGCGAGGCGCACGCGGTTAAGAAGGTTCAACAGCGGCTCATCGGAATCGGCCTCGAACAGACCTGCGGACGCTGCGGGGGCTGCGGCCAGTATTCTTACTGCCAAGCCTATGGCACGACCTGCTTTCAATGCTCCGGCTCTGGCAAGGTCTCCCAGAAACTCACCCCGGCCCTCCTGAAGGAAGCCGCCGTTGCCGTAGGGGCCGACAAGCTGGAAGTCTATTTCGCCCGCTGCGCCCGCATCTCCGAGGCCCGCAAGATTCGCGCCAAGCTGTTCGACTTCGAGCGCCTTGACCTCCGCCTGCGTTACGCGGACAACAGCCCCGACCGTTCCGACGCGTGGACCAACTTCGCGATTCAATCCGAAATCACGCACGGGCGGCTTCTGAGCGAGTGCAAGACGGCCCTGCACAAGTTGGAGATGAACAAGACCGCAGCGGCCAACAACGAAGCCGATGACGTGCTGGCCCGGTTCAACGTCGTTGTCCGCAGCTTCCGCACCATCCGCGAAGCCGCAGCGGCTCACCCCGACTTCTGCGCGGCCCGGGTCCACAACCCGCAGTTTTGGGTTGAGTTTTTCCCGAAGTCCTACGTCGTCGCCGAGTTCTCCGTCATTGGGCACCCGATGACCGGCTACTCTGTGAAGCGCACGGACTACGTCGCCGGGGCGAAGAGCGCGGAAGACCTCCTTCTGTGCCTCTGCAACCAGCACGCGGCCTGCTGCCGCCGCTGCGAAATCGTGGCGGTTCTCTAAAATAAAATTTGACAAAGGTGCCGAGGTGCGCTAATGTATCGACATGAAAAACACTCCTGAACAAGTTTCAAATTGGGTCGCCGCGATGAACGAGGCGCGCTCCCGGGGGCCGGTCTCCGAGGTCGAGTTGTTCGACTTCGCCTCCCGATACTCCGCTCTCATCAACGCCGAGGGCCACGAGGATTATCCTAACTGCCCCGTCAACTGGCGCGTCCTCGAAGTGAGCACCGGCCCGAAAAAGGCCAAGCTGTTGCACGTCACGGAAGCCGGACTTCAGGACGGGCGCGAAATCGGCCGCACTCACGTTTCGGTCTGCCTGTTCATCGACATGAGCAACGGCGACATCCTGAAGGCCGAGGGGATGAACAAGGCCGCGAAGCACGCCCGGGGCAACATCCGCATCGGCACTTGGGAAAACTGGTGGAACAACGCGGTCACCTCGTTCGGTGCCGCTTATCTCCGATGAACGCCGCAACCCTCAACACACCGGGGCGGGAGACCGCCGGGCCGTTCACGGAAACGGAGTTCCTTGAGGAACTGAACCGCATGCGCGAGTTCATGGGTGACCGCCGGTTCTGGGCGAAACCCGAGGCAATGCGGAAGGCCGCAGTGGACGGGCTGGCCTACATGTATTTTCGATGCGAGGACGCGGAGAAGGTCGCGTCACTGTTCCTCTCCACGATGAACGAATACACCCGCCGGGAAACTCTCGGCATCATACACGGCCTCGTGAACCTAAAATGAACCTCTTTCACCATTCCCGCGCGGGCAAGTTCCGGCCCTCGTGGTGGGGCGAGTCGAAGAAACTCGACCGGGGCAGCGTCACAATCGGAATCGACCTTTACATCCGGAAGAAGTTTTCTAACGTCCGGGAAGCTGCCGCCCACAAAGAACTTTTCAACAGACTCGCGGTGAACATCATCTCATGAAAACAAAGTATCACACAATCCGAAAAACTTCTTACGACACCCTCTGGCACGCCGTTTACACGGTGGACGGCAAGGACACTTGGGACCGCATCCCCGAGGGGGAAGCCCTCCGGCTGGCGCGCGAACTGCCGCCACAACTGCCGCCGCGCACAGTGAATCCGCTAAACGCCGTCGCCCGGGTCCATGAGGCCGAGACCGGAATTCGGCCGCAGCGCGAGGACGCCCCGGCCATTGGCAATCCGCCGTCCTTCTCCTTTGGGGACATCATCGGATGCGCCGACCACCTGAACGTCAAATGAACCCGCCGCGCTACACCCTAGGGGAGGTCGTCTCCGTCCGCGCGTGGTGGACTCGCCCGCAGGGGCAGACGGTCAAATGCAAGGTCGTTGAGGTCGAAGATTCGCAAGACCCGGCCTGCCCGTGGAGAAATCGGGAGCACCCGCACGGCTACCTCGTGCAGCCGACGGAGAATCCCGGGGCGCACAAAAGATTCGTTCGAGAGACCGAAATAATTTGACAACCGCCCCGCGCTGTGCGATAGTTTCGGCATGAAAGAAAACTTCTTCAAGACCCTCTCCGAAGCACTCGATGCCGTGCGGGCTTACCTCGTCGAGACCCGCTCCGTGCTGGCCGACCCGGAAGACTTTTTCTATCCGTTCACCTTCGGCGGCGTGAATTACGGGCAGACCGTCCGCCGGGCTGGATTGCTCTCGGAATACAAGGGCAAGGTCATCGCGGGCCGGATGGCGAAACGCGGATTGACTCTGAACGTCTATCGGATGGACTCCGGAACCTACGAGGCCGTTTGCTACATCGCTTGACAACCGCCGAAACTGTGATACCTTGCACCATGAAAAGAATTCGACCCGAGTCCGAAAAGATGGCCTGCGCGGGCCTTTACATGATGTTCTGCCTGCTCGCCGCAGCACTGCCCGACGGATACGGAACGGCCGCATTGCTGGCCCTCCTCTGCCCCGTCCTGTGCTTCCTCGCGGTCAGCTTCTACCGGGAGGTCATCCGTGGTGAATGAATGTTTCACCGTTAAGCTTGTCGCCGCCTTGAAGTCGCAGGGGGCGAAGGTCGTCCGGATTCAGGCATGGACCTTGCTCTGGGATGACCGGGCGCAACTGGAAAGCATGTTGACTTACATCCGCGACCTCGACAAATACATAAACCTTGTGCGCTCTGAACTCGAAAAACCCTTGACATCCCCGCCGCTGTGTGGGACCGTAAAATAATGCCGTTCGTCTCCAAAACATTTCTCGGCGCTATCGCGTGCGACCTACGCAAGTCCGGAATTCCGGCTCGCGTCTCGCCAAAAAATAGCGCCGTCCTTCTCCTGCCAACCCTCGGGGGCGAGGGGGTCGCCGCACTGCGACTCCTTCACCCCGCTTTGCAGAAGGTCACCATCAGGACCAGCCTTTACCCGAAGAAAAAATGAGCGAAATTGCTGTCGAATACCGGGGCGCAAAAATTGAGTATTGGGAGCGCGACAATACGTGGGAAGTCACCATCGGCCAAAGTCGTCTGACTGCCCGGTCTTCTCTGGCCCATGCAAAGAAGGCCGTTGACGAGACGTTTAAACGCGACGCAGATTTCGACCGGCATCCGGCGCTCTATGTTGACTACAATGGGGTCCACGAGTGCGAGGTGTTGAGTTACTGCGACGATGACCCGGCAAAGGTCACTTACCGGGGGGAGGTCGCTTCTCGTGAACTCTGGGTGAAGTATAACGGAAGCCGCCGGAAGATTCCCGCTTGTGAACTCCGCGAGGACACCGCCGAGAATCGCGCCCGCATCATCGAAATAAACCAGTTGAAAGAACAGGAGCGCCGCATCGCAGTCGCCCGGGACGCCGTCCACAAAAGTCTTACGCCGTATCGTCTCCGCCAACGTGGCGAGGACAAGTGCATCGTCATCACTCCCAAAAAACCCACACCCGAAAAATGAGTAACACCCCCGAACCAGTCCCCAACGTTTTTATCGTCGGCTTCTACGAGGTCCCCGGCTTCGGCCCGGACTCTGTCGAAGTCCCGTGTGTCGGCAACGGCCCTGCTGAATATCGCGCGCTCGCGAACGCCATCGCGAAGCGGCATCCGAAGGCCGACCCCACCAAAATCGTCCGCACCGGCTCAATCGTCGAGCAGCGCGACCCGGCCGAGGACCCCGGATACATCGACCTCGACGACGGCCGCACGCTGCGCCAGTTGTTCGACCCGAACGACACCAACGAGGAGCCGCGCACAAGCCGCAACGTGGGGCATGTGTTTTTCTGTAGCACGCCCTGCAAAATCATGCTGACGTTCAACCGTGGCGCGGGCAACATCGGAATTGTGCTGATTCCACGGGTCAAAATGGGCTCGACCGCGATTCCCTTTTCCAACGTCATCCAACCGCAGCTTGCGGTCACTGAACTTCCGCGCATCATCAAGGAAGTCCTCGGCCACGACGCGCACGCCATCACGCTTCGCACCCGGCCCGTCATTCCTGACGCGGTCCCCGTGGTGAAGATGCCGACGGCCCCGGTGACTCGTCCTCCGGCCCCGGCTGCAAAGGAGGTGGTCAAGTGAACGAACAAGGCCCCCTCGATTTCATCGAGTTTCCGAAAATGGCGCGCCTCAATCGCGAGGTCGTCATCACGGAAAAAATCGACGGCACGAACGCGCAAATCCTCATCTCCGAAAGCGGGGATTGGTCGCACCCCAGCAATGTGGACCACGACGCGTCGGTTCCGTCTCGCGGCGGCGATGGCTTGATTGTCATGGCCGGTTCGCGCAATCGCTGGCTGACTCTTGGCAAAGGCGACAACGCCGGATTTGCCGCGTGGGTCAAGGCGAACCGCTCCGAACTCGTGAAGCTTGGCGTTGGTCGTCACTTCGGCGAGTGGTGGGGCGCGGGCATTCAGCGCCGCTACGGTCTCGAAGAGAAACGCTTTTCGCTTTTCAACGTCGGCCGCTGGGGCGATTTTGCGACCTTCAACGCCGTTCCTCCGGACGCCTCAACGCCGGGTGTTGTGAACTTGCAGACTGGAATTCCCGGCCCGGCCTGCTGTCATGTCGTCCCGACGCTCTGGCGCGGAAACTTCAAAGACTGCAATCAATTCCGCTCGCTGGAAATGCTCGTCGCCCATGGCAGCTTCGCCGCCCCCGGCTTCATGAAGCCCGAGGGAATCGTCATCTATCACGAAGCCTCGAAAAAGTGTTTCAAGGTCACGGTTGAGAACGACGAAAGTCCGAAATCCGCACTTGACAAGTCCTGAATCCGTGCGATAGTGCGTGGACTGATTAACTAAAAAACCAAAAACTGAATACCATGAGTGCCAGAAACAAACGCGAAGCCAAAATCTATCGTTCCATCCGCCGGGCTGAACGCCCGTCATTTCCCCGGCGTCCTGTCTCCACAATCGACCTCGCCTCCTCGGCGGCGTTGCTCTGTGACCCTGACGAACGCCTCGGGGCTCGCGGTCGCCGCTACCTGAAGCGCACCCGCGCCGACATCGTCGTCATGCCGACCCCCGAGGTCCGCCGCTTGCCCGCTGTGAAGCTGGCCGAACGGCTGGCCGGGCTCACGTTGGTTCAACTCGGCCGTCGTCGCAAGCAGTTTGCCAGCCGCGCCGCCGGGGCCGGTTACAAGCTCCGCGCCCTGTCCCCCGATTCGCAGTTCCGGAAGAGCCTGCAAGCTTATCAGGACGCGAACATCCACGCATTGAAGCAGACGAACGCCGAAATCGAAGCGCGCCGCCTGCACGCAACCAAAAAACTCGCCTGATGGACCCGTTCCTTCCACTCGCCGCCTACCTAATACAACCCATGAGCACCGAAACATCCGCAACCAAAAAACCCCGCGCGCTCCCGCGTCGCTGGCAACGGTTTCACACCCTCAAACGCAACGACGGCTTCACCATAGGTAAAAACACCTATGCGAAGACCGGAGTTTTCTCCGCTCGCCGCGTGGCTCTCCTGACGTCGGAGCGCATCACCGTCTGGCCTTGGACTCGGGTCCAGACTCTCCAACTCGTTCGCAACGCTCAGCCCGGCGGCACGTTCTCCGAAGCTGTTCAGAACACCCTGAAAAACTTCAAGGGCCGCGTCATCGTCACGAACTGCGACGACGTTTTGACTCCGGCGTGCTGTGCGCCCGGCCACTGCGGCGAGGGTCAGGCGGACGCGGTTGTTGCTGAGTTGGACGCCGCGAAAGCGCGCGTTGACGCGGTGACCCCCGGCCCCGTGATTCAGCCGAACAGTGACAACAAGGTCACCGGCCCAACCTCCTAAAGCTATGTCCGACCTGCTCGACCATCGCGACGCGTTCAACGCGCTCATCAACGACGCCCACGGCTCGTCCAGCATGCAACCGGCGACGACAACCATCTTGCCCCCGGGGCACATTTGGGTGCCGCACGTCCCGAAAGCTGGACCGCCGCCCCCGAGGACGCGCCGACCGAACCGCCCCGACTTCATCCAAGAGCTTTTTTCATGAACGCGAAGGCGAATGAACCTTGGAACCTCGGGCAGGGTATGGACGCCGCCCGCCTGCTGGAAAAACGGCTGACCCCTCTGGGGTATCATGTGAGCATCGGCGGCAGCGTGCTACACAAGGCCGGGTCTCGAAAAGATTTGGACCTTCTAGTTATGCCGCGCAACAACACGAATTGTCTCCCGCGAAGTTTTATCTGGGAGGAAATTCTGGCGACGTTCGGCGCGCAGCGGGGCCGGGCCTGTCGTGGAGAAAATCGGGACCTTAAGGACGTCCGCTGGCTCATCACGAAGGACAATCAACGAATCGACATCTTTTTTGTGCAATGAAAAAAATACTGATAGTAGGCTGGGGCCGCTCCGGGAAGGACGAGGCTGCGCGTTTCATGGACAATCACCTTGGCGTGCGTTACGCCGGAAGCACAAGCTGGGCGGCTCTTCCGCTCATGGCGGAGTTGCTGAAGACTCATCCGCAGCTTGCGTGGGAACACCGGCACGAGAACCGGGAGCTTTGGAAAGCGGCCTGCGACCAATTCCGCGCCGACAATCCGCTTCTGCTGATGCAGCGCGCCTTTCATGCGACCCCCGAGGGCCGCGTGATTACCGGGGTGCGCGACAAAGTCGAACTTCTCGCCGCGAAGTCTCGATGCCTGTTCGACCATATCGTTTGGATTGACCGGACTGGAATTCCGGAAGACCCGACGGTCACTTACGACGCATCGTATGCGACGGATTATATCCGCAACGATGGAGACCTTCGCCAGTTTCACCGCAACGTGACGCGCTGGGCAGTCCAGAACAGCATCGGCATCACGCCGTCGTTGTATGCGTCGGAACTTCTGCTCGACCCTCAGCCGTGAACCTCGTCCCCACCATGAACTACGTTGTCGGATTCGCATTCGCGGAATATCCTCGGACTCCCGGCGTCTTTTACGTCGCCCTCATCCGGAAAACAAAACCGGATTGGCAGAAGGGAAAGCTCAACGGCATCGGCGGCAAGATTGGATGCGAGATGAACTTCGACGTGAAAACGTTTGAAGAGACGGAACACGAGGCCATGGTGCGCGAGTTCAAGGAGGAGACCGGCACGGAGACCAACGCGGAAAGTTGGATTTATTTCGCCGACATGAAGATTCCCGGCGGCAAGGTCGCGATGTTTACCGGACAGATGGAGTGGGACAAATTCCTCGCGCTGAAGACCACCTCCGAGGAAGTCGTCAATCTCCTGCGCGTGGACCGCGTCGGGGAATACGAGCCGCTGCCCAATCTGGCTTGGATTGTGCCGATGGCGAAATTTTTTCTCCACAACTCAACCATGCCCGCGCTCACGATTGAAGAGCAGGACGTCCCGGCGTGCGGTCTCTCTTGCGAACCATGAAAATCGGAACCAAGTCAATTCTCTTCGGCGTGCATCAATTCCTCTGGCACCCTCTGACCGTGGGGCTGGCGTGGCGTCGGCTGTTCTGCGTCTGGCCGACGTGGCGCGAGTGGTTTTGCATTTTCGTGCATGACCTCGGCTATTGGGGCAAGCCGAACATCGACGGAGTTGAAGGCCGGGAACACCCGGAGTTCGGCGCGGACCTCGCCGGAAAATACCTCGACCGCAGTTCTTATTCGCGCGCCTTCCATGACCTGACGCTCTACCATTCCCGGGAATACGCGAAGCTGCACAAGGAGGACCCCTCGTTGCTGTGCTGGGCGGACAAATACTCCGTGCTATGCGAGCCTCGCTGGTTCTATCTCCTGCGCGCCCGGCTCTCCGGGGAAATCAAAGAATTCAAATCGCATGCCATTCCCTACATCGGCAGCGGGTCAGACCGGCTCTGGCTGAATTGGTATCGTCTCAAAATCGCAAACTTGAAAGAAATCCGTGAAATCCTTGAAAATTGCCCTTAAAATCGTCGGCGTCATGTGCTTTTGCATCGCGGCCGTCGTCGCCGTGGACCGCATCTTGCCCCGGCCGGTTGCTCTCGAAGCGCCTGCTCCGGTCCCGATGTCGGAAAAGGTTTTACCTGAAGCCATCCCTAACTACGACAGCGTTTTTGTTCGCTTCGCGTTGGGGAAGTGTGAATACTACGAACGCCGAAGCGGAGTCTCCTGCGCGCCGCTCGTCCCGTTTCACGCGGGAGACTGTCGCAACCCAATTCACGGCCGATGAAATACTCCGCCTTCATTAGCGCCGCGTTGGTCGTGGTCTGCTCGTGGTATGGTTCGACTGGACAACCGACCGCTTCCGGGCAACCTTATGACACCTCGGCGCTGACCTGCGCCTCGAACCGTTACAAATTCGGAACCCGGTTGCGGGTCACGGCCGGGGGGCGCTCCGTGGTCGTGCGTGTAAACGACCGGACATCGCCCAAGCATGCCGACCGGATTGACCTCAGCCCGGCGGCGTTCACCAAACTGTCAGACCTGCGGACGGGTTTGATTGAAGCCGAGGTTGAAGTCTTGCCATGAAACCAATCCCCGCCCTGATTCTCGCTCTGCTTCTCGCCCTCTGCGGGTGCGTCACTCGCGTGCAACTGCCGGACCCCCGGGTGAAGTTTGTCTCGCAGCGTGCGGTTAGCGTGGCGCTGTTCACCGCGTTCGACGCCTACTATTCGACCGGCGCGCCCAATCACGCGCCTGACCGGCCGACGGACAACATTTACTTTTTTCCGTCGCACCTTCAACTTCACGAGATGGACCTCGCGGTTCGGCCCAAGCTTCACCGCACGTATCTCGCTGAGGCGTGGGACTGCGACGACATGGCGTGGGAGTGGCGGGTGCTCTGCCATCGTTGGGCGGTCGAGAACGTTAGCAAGGAACTGCCCATCGCCGTCTTTGTCTGCTACGCGGAGGTCGAAGAAAACTCCTTCGATGGGCGGCTCGGATTTGCCGGGCACCACGCGCTCGGTCTATTGTGCGACGCGAACGGGGTCTGGTGGTATGTCGAACCGAGATTCGGCTATCGTGTGAAGTGTCAGGAAGCAAAACTCGAAGACTCAATTCGCTGTTACAAAATCGTATGGTAACCTTGGGACGACTTCTCGAACGGCTGGCCGAGTGCGGATACGACAAGCCGAAGCCGGAATGCCTTGAGTCCGTCGCGCGCGGGCACGCGCTGGTTATCGTCGAGCGCAAACCGATTTACGTCGGCGCGTTCTCGAAGGACTGCAAGACCGTCGCCGAACAATATCCGGACCACGTTTCCATCGAATAAAATGCAAATCATCCTGACCGAAGAAGAATTCAACGCGCTGAAAAATGCCGAGGCGTTGGCACTGGCGCGCGTGAAAGTCGAGAGCGACAAACGCATCGACAAATTTTTGTCCGTCATGCTCGACGGGCTGAGAGTTCACCAAGACCATCCGTCTTTTCATTCTCCTTATGTCACCCTTAAACATTTGCAAGAGCGCGTTGGCGCGGCTCGCGAAGCTTGCGCTATCCCCGGACCAAAATGCTGAGACTGCCGAGGGGATTTCCTATTGCACGTATTGCGGTTGCGGGCTTGTTGAAGGCGGAGGACCTGACGACCGCCCTTACTGCCCCGAGTGCAAACGCGAAGCTTGACGCCGGAGTCACGCCCAATCCGCTCTGGGTCGAGGCCCCGTATGACGCCTCGTTCATGATTTTTTACTCGGAGCCCCGGTCGTATCGGCTCTGGACCCGGAAGCAGCGGCTCAAGTGGAAACGTCGGAAGCTGAAGCAGGCCCGCGAGCAGTGCATCTATCCGCCGAAGTTCGATAAATCTTTTCTCGAAGTCGATTGGCAAAGTGAACGTAACTGGATTATTAGACCACCAGCCCCCGGCCGTTGAAGCCCACCTTAAGGCTCTCCGTCTGCATGGCGCGTCGTTTGATGCCTCGGACATGGGTGTCGGGAAGACTGCCCACGCGTGCGCCGTTATCCGGGAGCTTGGCGTGCCTACGCTGTGCGTCGTCCCGGCGGTCTCCGTCTCTGACTGGCAGTGGATGGCAAAGCACCTCGGAATCGACCCGGACGTTCAGTCGCTCGACCTGATTCGGCTGGGCAACACGCCGTTCGGGCAGTGGGACAACCCGCCGCCGAAGGTCATGCCGACGTTTTTGCAATGCACGCAATGCCAGTGCGAGATTGACCCGGCCAAGCCGTTCTATTGTCCGCACCATCACGGCGGCATTCACTGCGTCAAAGTTTTAAAACGAGAGCACAAGTATGGCAGATTTAATTGGCACCCCGGAATCAAACTCCTCGTCGTCGATGAGGTTCACCGTTGCGGAGGACTCGACTCGTTGCAAGCTGATATGCTCATTGCAGCGAAGCGCCAAAAAATTCCGACTCTTATGCTCTCGGCTACTGGTTGCGATTCACCTCTCGGGATGCGCGCTCTGGGTTTCGTTCTTGGTCTCCATGAGCTTATCGGCCCTCGTGGTTTTTATCCTTGGGCAATGTCTCGGGGCTGCAAGAAACTCCCTTTCCGTGGCTTTCATTACGTGGCGTCGAAAGAGGAAGGCAAAAAGATAATGTCGCAGCTTCACGCGGACCTGTTCCCCTCCCGGGGCGCACGCGTGAGGATTGCGGACCTCGGGGACAAGTTTCCGAAATGCACCATCCGCGCGCAGCTTTACAACATCACTGACCCGGCCCGGATGGACGCGCTCTATCGCGAGATGGCGGACCTCATCGCCATCATTCACGAGGACCGCGAGAAGGGCGGCGATACGGCGCTTGAAAATCTCCTCCGCGCTAAGCAGGAGTTGGAGATGCTGAAGCTGCCGGTGTTCGAGCAGCGCACGAAAGATTTGATTGCGGCCGGGCGGAGTGTGGCGGTGTTCCTGAACTACCGGGCCAGCGTCAAGGAACTTTGCAGACGCCTCGGGACGTCCTGCATGATTATCGGCGCGCAGCCGGAGAAGGAGCGCCGGATGAACATCGAAGCGTTTGGCGCGGACAGCGAGCGCGTGATTGTGGCGTCGGCTGCGGCCGGGGGAGTGGCGATTAGTCTTCACGACCGACACGGCAATTTTCCTCGGAGCGGTGAAGTAAACCTCGGAAATTCTGCCCGGGAGACCCGACAAATTTTCGGACGCCTGCCGCGCTCTGGTGGAAAATCGCCCGTGCAATACGACATCATTTTGTGCGCCGGAACAATCGAAGAGCCTATGCGGGATGCACTTGAGGGCAAGCTTGACCGTTACGACTTATTAAACGATGGCGACATTTGCCCTCTTGGAAATTTACCCTTGACAGATACGGGGTCAGATGCGAACGTGATATAAGACGACTATGCCAGCGAAAGTGACAAAGAAAAAATCCGGGTGCTACAGCGTCAAGACCCCGAACGGGACGCACGCAAAATGCACCACGAAGGACAAGGCGAAAGCGCAACAGCGTTTGCTGAATGCCATCGACCACGGTTACAAACCGAAATGACTTCTTCGGGTAACTCCCGAGGGCGTCGTTTGCCGGACGCACGAACACGGCTACAACTTTGCCGTATAATCTGGGCCGGGTGCAAAACGGGACCAGCGCCACTTGGGAGCGCCTATCCGGGAAGTCGGACATGGAACGAGCCGAGGGTCAATCCAGATTTCCAATTTGTTATCAGTTATTAAAAACCAAAAAATGAAAATCCGAAAACACAAAAACAACCAGCCCTTCAAAATCGCCTTCCAAACTTACTCCTCCGTCCCGGTTGCCAACAAAGGCAATGTCGGCGGCTGGGAGAAACGCGAGAGTCGCCCCGGACCCGTCCAAGTCGTCATTGCCGTTGGCAATACGGCTGAATCCGTCCGCCGGGGATTCCTCTTCGGCCGCGACCGGAACAACACCTGCATCCGCTGCATTGTCCCGGCATGATTCCTCCGCCCGGCCATCGCCTCTTAGTTGAGGGCGAGGAAATTCAGGAGGGGGACGTTTACTGTAAAGGTCCCGGCCACTCGTGGCATCCGACTTTCCATCCGCCCGGGAGACATTGGAGCGCGCATACACACTGGCATTACGCCCGGCTACTATCGCCCGTCCCGCCGACGCCAACTAATGATTTGATACGCGAATGAACTCAAACTATCACCGAACCAACTTGCTCTTGTTCACTCTCGAACGGTGTGACAACTGGAATTGCGACACGCAACGCTCGACGGCTTGGCGCGTGGTCTCGCACAAGATTCTAGGATTTCACCCGGTCTGGGGGCCGTTCTACTTCACCCGGGTCTCCGCGATTCTTTCGTGGTTGGCCCACGTCTGGGAACAAATTGTCGGCCGAGACTCTTCACTCAAATGAACGACGAAAAACCAACATCCGAAACGCGGGTCCATCACCCTTACTCGCCCTCCTCGTTGCAGTGTCGCGAAGCCTGCCCGAAGTTCGCGCAGCGCGACGGCGACGTGCATGAGATGGCAATCACCGGCACGAAGCAGCACGACGCGGTCGATTCAGGGATTGACGATTTGGACCTCCCGGACTACCGTGCAATGGCGGTGACGGATTGCATCATGCTGTGCGAGGAACGCATCAAGGCCAACCCCGGATGCACGGTCCTCAAGGAGCAATACTTGCCCATCGACGACGAGTTTGTCACCGCGCCCGACGGAACCAGATTCAAAGGGACGACAGCGGGCTATCTCGACTTTGGGCTCGTCAGCGCCGACGAACTGCGCGCCGAAATTCTCGACTGGAAGTTCGGGAACAACGCGGTCGAGGAAGCTGTGAACAACGTTCAGGGCATTTCCTACGCGCTCGGAATCCTAAAGCGTTTTCCGAAGTTGCAGGAAATCAAAGTTGGCTTCATCATGCCGCATGCGGACTTCGTCTCGGAGCACACGTTTAAACGTGACGAGTTCAATTGGATGATAACCCGGATAACGACCATTGTCCGCCGGGCCGAAGCCGCCACGCTCGCCAAGGACGATTTTTCCATGGCGTCGGCGAACTCCTCGTCCTGCCGGTTCTGCGCTCACATTGCCCGCTGCCCGGCGGTCGCCGCTAAGGTCATCGCCGTCGGCCGGAAATACGCGCCGCTCGAAGTCCCGGCGGAGATTACGCCGTCCCTCGTCTCCGACCCAGCGCAAGTCAAGTTGGGCATCGCTCTGGCCGACATCGTCAAGACGTGGGCCGAGGCTTACAAGCGGCAAGCGACCGCGAAGACAATCGAACATCCGGAATTCATCCCGGACGGTTACACGCTCGTGACGCAGTCGAAACGCTCCGTCGTGAACGCCCGCGCCCTCGGGGACCTCGCCAAGAGCTATCTGTCCGAGGCCAACCGGGACAAAGTTGACTTGCTTTACAAGGTGGACATCGGCAAGCTGGAAAAGCTCATCGCCACTGAAGCACCGCGCGGACAGAAGACCGCGATTGAAAAAGATTTCGGGCTGGCCGCTCTCGCATTGGGTGCGGTCGAAGAGGGGACGCCTTATTCGTTCCTCCGACAGGCCCGGAAACAGGATGACAGCAAAACCGCTGACTCCTGAGCAACACCAAAAACCAAAAACAGAAAGAAGAAAAAATGAGTAGCAACCGCATCAGTTTTGGCACCGCAACCCCGACTCCCGCCGTGGACGTCGAAGTCGTGAGCCAGAACACCGCCACTCCGGCGGCAAACGCACCGGCCCCGACGGTCATTGACGCAACCCCCGTTGCGGCGATTCCCTCGGCCCCCGCTGCCGCACCGTCAACGGCCGTTGCCGTGGTCCCGCCTCCCGGCGAGGTCGCGCGTAGCACCGCAGGCGGCTACGACGACGAAGACATCAGCTTCGAGGACATCATCCTCCCCGCGCTGAACATCGTGCAGGGAATCGGAGACTTGTCCAAGGTCTTCAACCCCGGCGAAATCACCCTGAACCAGTCCCTCGTGGTTCATGTTCCGGCGAACCCGCTGAAGAGCGTTGCCGGGACGAAGCCCCTCAACCTCACCGTCATCGGGTTTCGGAAGAAAAAATACGTCGAGGACGTGAAGTTCGGCGAACCCGCCAAGGTGTTCAAATCGGAAGCCGAGGTTGTCGCCGCTGGCGGCACGCTCGACTATGCCGAAGCGAAATCGCGCGGACTCAAGCTGTATCAGCGGCTTGCCACGGGCCTTTTCCTCGTGCAGAAGCCCGAACACGTTCAGGACGAAGACCACCTCGTTTTTTCCCATGAGTGCGAGGGAAAATACTACTCGCTGGCCCTCTGGTCGATGAAGAAAACCGCCTACACGGGCGGGGCGAAAATCATCTACACGGCCCGCAAGCAGGGTCACCTCAAGGCGGGCGGTTACCCGTCCTTCTCGTGGAATCTGACCACGAAGCTGAAGCCGTTCGACGGCGGCAACAGCGCGCACGTCCCCGTGCTCACCCCCGGCGCTCGCAACACGCCCGCGTTCATCGAGTTCGTGCAGCGCGTCCTCTCCTCGGGCGACTAGAATTCGGTCGCACCGCACCGGCTCGCGAAGGGACGCGCGGGCCGGTTTTCTTTTAATTTGACAACGAGCGAAAGTGTGGCACAGTGACTCATGAATAAAAACTTACTAGCAGCTTGCAAGGCCCTGCTCGACATGACGGGCGGGCCGGAGGGGTTGAATCTGGGCGGACCCATCGACCCCAAAACCGTGCGCGATATGGCCGTCGCCGCCATCGCCGAAGCCGAGAGTGCCCCGTTGACTCTTTACACGGCTCAGCAAGGCGAGTATTCCGACTGCCACGTCGTTGGAGTTTTCTCCACGTTCGCCGCCGCGCGCGATGCCGCCGAAAGCGATTGGCACGTCCAAGAGTGGATTGTGGACAACCGATACGACCTCCCCAACAACTATCGGCGCTTCGTCGTCGAAATGGACCGGAACGGCAACACCCTGAAATCCGAGGTCGTGGACTATTCCGGAAATTCTTCCGCGCCGGAACCTATCCTGACATGGGTCCGCGATAGCTACCCCCACAAGCAGGCCCCGACCGGCGTTTGGCGATTTTACCCGGTTGCCCGGGACCTGACACACGCTATCAAAATCGTGAACGAGCAGCGCGCCCAACTCATCGCGGAGGGTGTATGGCTCTGAATCGTGAAGCGTGGCTCGACGCCGCCGTTCAAAACCTCCGACCGATTTTCCTTGGGCACGGATTCACCATCCCGGAAATTCGCGTCAGTGTCGGCTGGCCGTCGAAGGGCGCGCTGAGTCCGAAAAAGTTGGTCATCGGTCAGTGCTGGTTCGGCTCGACTGCCGCCGATGGCAAGCCGCAGCTTTTCATCTCGCCGCTGCTCGACGACGTCGTCGCGCCGATGGGAGTGCTGGCAACCCTCGTGCATGAAGTCTGCCACGTCGCCGCCGGTCCCGACGCCAAGCATGGCCCGCAATTTGCCAAGGTGGCAAAGAAACTCGGGCTCGAAGGCAAGATGACTTCGACGAGCGCGGGCGAAGACCTCATCGTCCGATTCAAGGGAATCTCCGAAGCCCTCGGGCCGTTCCCGCACTCGAAAATTCTCCCGTGCCCGAAGGACCCGAAGCCGCAGACGACGCGCATGCGGAAGTGTGAATGCGAGACGTGCGGATTCCTCGTGCGCCTGACCCAAAAATGGCTCGACGTCGGCCAGCCGATTTGCCCCGGCCCCGGGCACGGCCCGATGAAGTCGGACCTGCCAGCGGCCGAAATCCCGGAGGACGGAGAGTGATTGAGGGCGACGTTTACAATAAGTGGTGCAAGTGCGGAGCGCCGCTGGCCTCTCGGGATGGCGTGTTAGTCCCGCCCGACATGGTCCGCGAGATGTGCGGCCCCTGCACCCGGCACGACAAGCGGCACACCGCGAATTGCGCCGCAATCGTGGACTGCATGATAGTCATCGCCCGGGCCTCTCGTCTCGAAGCCGCCGGGGACTCTCAGCCGCTCGCGCTCGCCCGGGAGCATTGCATCACAACTCTGAAAAAACAACTCGAATGAAACCAACTGCCAAAAATCCAATCAAAGAAGTTCCCCAAGTCGTCCAGTCGGTCGAGTGGATGAACGCGGAGACAATCGCCTTGCTGCCTCAATGGCACAGCGACGCACAGACGACGAAGCCGATTCTGCTGGCCTTCAAGCCGCGCGCCGGGCACCCGACGCGGGTTTGCCTAGGCCGGTTCGTCGCCGGGCTCATCTGGGAATTCTATTGCGAGGGCTCGCCGTCCTCCTGCAAGCCGGACGCGTGGACGTCGGTGCCGCTCGCGCCGTGGGACACTCTCGAAAACCAAAACTGAAAAACCATGACTGAAGACACACAACCCGCAGCCCCCCGCCTGTTCCTCCTCAACCGAAGCGCCGTGAAGGCGTTCGCCCTGCAAGTCTCGAAGGAGAAGCGCGGCGGAAAATTCACCCGCGTCTCGGAGCAGTTCATCGACGACATCGAAGCGAACATCGACGCCACAATTCGGAATCTCGCGAACGCCTACGGCGTCTCCGTGGACGAATACACCGCGCCAGACCAAGAGATTTCCTCGTTCACGACGGGCCGGGCGCAAGTCAAGCTCCGCACGATGCTGGAAGTCGCCGCGTGCAAAATCATTCAACTCAAAGTTCGCCGTCATCCGTCTATCGGCGTCACCCTCAAGGCATGAGCTATTCCACGCGCTACAAACTCGAACCGATTCTTCACAAGCCGCTGAATGACCCGCTCCGCGAGGTCCTAGGCGAGCCAGAACCGGATTTTGTTAGCGTGCTGATGAACTCCTCGTCGGACCTCGACGGCTTCAACCCGTTCGACGAGGAGTGCTCATGGTATGCCCACGAAGACGACATGAAAATGCTGTCGAAGCAATTCCCGGCCTACGTGTTTCTCCTTCGCGGCTGGGGCGCTGACCGCGACGACATCTGGGTCAAACACTTTTTCCAAGGCAAGATTCACGTCGCAAAAGCCAAAATCACATTCAAAACTCCTCCTCCCGATTTCTGGGCATGAAAACCATCATCCACAAATTCCCGATTCAGCCGATGGCCGGGCGGGACATCATCAACTTGCCGCAGGGCTCACACCTTCTGTCGGCTCAACTTCAGCGGGGCATCCCTTTCGTCTGGGCGGAGATAATTTTCGACGACAAGTGGCCCCGGCGCGACTACGTCATCGAGAAATTCGAGACCGGCGTTGCGATGGAATATGACCCTTCGCGGAGTTTCCTCGGGACGCTGCTCCTTGACAACGGGGCTTTTGTGTTGCACTGTTATCTAAAGGACCCATGAGCAGAATCATCGGCATCGACTTCGAGACGTTTTACATCAAGGGGGAGTATAGCATCAAGGACCTTGGTGCGGAAACCTACGTGCGGCATCCGCGCTTCGACCCTTACTTGATTTCGGTGACCGATGGCACAGATGTTTGGTCCGGCCCGCGTAATCAATTCAATTGGGACGCGCTGCAAGGCGGCAACGTGCTTCTGTCGCACAACGCGGGCTTCGACCGCCGCGTGCATGCCGAGATGGTGCGCCGAGGCTGGGCACCTCCGATTGATTTCAAGGCGTGGCACTGCACGGCCAACCTGACCACGTTTCTGGCGATGCGCCGCGACCTCGAACGGGCGACGGAATACTTGCTCGGGCTCAAGGTCGATAAATCCTATCGTCAGGACGCCGACGGGAAAACGTGGGACCAGATGGTTGCGGAAGGCGTCTCGGAAAAGGTGATGGAAGCCGGGCGCGTGGACGTTATCCGATGCTGGCAGTTTTTCGCGAAGTTCGGACACCTCTGGCCGGAGCTTGAACGAAAACTCTCTGACATGACTGTGCGCCAGTGCATGCGCGGGTGCGCGATGAATCTTGAGGAGTTAGACCGCCAGCTAATCTCCGCGCAGAAGGCCCTCATCCTCGCGGACTCAATCCTCCCGTGGGTCGCCTCCGGGCGCAAGCCGACGTCGCCGAAAGCAATCGCCGAGGAGTGCCGGAAATACGGAATCCCGGCCCCGCCCGTGAAGTCGAAGGACGGCGATGAGGCTTACGACGAGTGGGCGGAGCAGTATCAGAAATACGAGTGGGTCAAGGCATACACTGACTATCGCGTCATCAACAAACAAATCACGACGTTGGAGACGCTGAAGTCCCGCCTGCACTCCGACAACATTTTCCCATACGACCTGCTCTATTTCGGCGCGCATACGGGCCGCTGGGCTGGCTCTGGCGGCTTCAACATGCAGAACATGCGAAAGGTGCCGCTCTACTTCGACGCCGGGCAGCACCTCATCACCGACGCGCCCCGGCTGAAGGAGATTGCCAAAACGGTTTCTGCCAAAGTGCCCACACCTCTTCCCGCCTACGTGGCCGACAGTCTCGACGTCCGACGCCTGCTTGTCCCGCGCAAAGGTTGCCGGATGATGGCCCCCGACTTGTCGCAGATTGAGCCGCGCGTTCTGGCGTGGTTCGTGAAGGACCAAATCATGCTCGACCTCATGTCGCGCGGTGTCTCGCCGTATCAGGCGCACGCCATCGCGACGATGGGATGGAAGGGCGAAGACATGAAGAAGGAGGACGCCGAACTCTACGCGCTGGCAAAGGCGCGCGTCCTCGGGCTGGGCTTCGGGTGTGGCTGGCGCAAGTTCATCAACGTCGCCATGACGATGGCCGGGCTCGACATCACCGTTGACGACCCCGAGTTCGTCGAAGCGCGCAACGAGGAAGGCGAAATCTGCAAAGACATGGCCGGGAAGCCCATCATGATTTCCGGCTACGGGATGACCTCGCGCCGCATCGTGAAAGAGTATCGGGAGCAGAATCCGCTCATCGCCGGGCCGGATGGAATCTGGGCGACGCTCGATGCCGCCTTCCGGGACTCCGTCGGAAAAACTTTCGAGATGGAGTTGCCCTCCGGCCGGGTGCTCCGCTACCCCGAGGTCATGCGCGAGCGCAAGGCCGTTGCAGACCCCGACCGCCCGGGCAAATGGGTCACGAAGACATGCTTCACGGCCCTCGCGTTCGACCAAAAGCGCAACGGCATCGTCCGGAAAAACTTCTATGGCGGTCTGTTGACTGAAAATCTCGTGCAAGCTACAGCGCGCGATATATTTGGGCAGTGCTGCGTGGCGCTCGACGAGACCCCCGGAATCAACGTCCTCTGGACCGTCCACGACGAAGCCGTCATTGAGGTCGAAGACCCCCTCATCACCACGGACCAAGTCCGGGACATCATGCGCCGCCCGGTTTCGTGGATGCCGGGCCTGCCGATTGACTGCGAGCTTGAGGTCATCCCCCACTACAAAAAATGAGGGGACTTGACAAAGCACCCTGCTTTGTGGAACCTTGTTGAAGCAACCCATGTTTTACCTTCGCAACCTTTCTTCCGTCGAAATCTTCTCGGACGTGAAGCCGTGGGAGTTCACGGAGTTCGAGTTAGTGCCCGAGGAGTGCCGGACAGACAAGGCGGCTCGCGACGCATGGATTAACAACCCGGAAACGGTCTTCCACGTCTATTCCCTTTTCGAGGGGGTCCAAGCCAATCTGCGTTTACACGGCGGGACGAACAACGACGAGGCGTCCAACCCTCCGATTTTCATGCACGGGCTGGCGGTCGATTACGACGCCAAGACGACCCTTGAGGACGTTTACGCCGCGATGAAAATCATGGGCGACATCAAACCGAATTGGTTTGAGCAAACGCTCTCCGGGAACGGCCGTCTCATCTGGCTTTTTGAGGAGCCGCTGCGCTTCCCGTCCCGCCGGTTCGCAATCAATGTGCTGAAGGAGATTTCGGCGCTAATCCCCGTGGACCGTCTCCCCGGGCTCGACAAACCGGCACTCATCACTCCCGAAAAATACTTCACGAACGGATGCCGCTGGACTCAGTTGTCTAAGGTGCTCGTCCCCATGGCGCAGCTTCGCGGATTCGTTCTTCGCATCTCCGAAAAATTCGATTGGACGTCCAAGGAACTCGGCAAGGTCGCCGTGTCGATGGACCGCGTCGCCGAGGAGATGCGGAAGAAATTTCCCCGCTTTCACGAGTGGCCCGGGGAGTTCGTTGTCGGCGCGCAGGGGCCGACGTTCTGGGTTGACGGCTCAGCGTCCCCCAAGTCCGCCATCGTTCGCGAGACCGGGCTTTACACTTTCTCCGCGCACGCTCCGAAACCGTTTTACCCGTGGGCCGACCTCATCGGCGCGGAGTTCGTCGAGCGGTCTGAGGACGAGCACCTCGGCAAGGCGGTCAAAGACATCTATTTCGACGGCCGCGCCTACTTCATGCCCGCGCCTGACAACTCGGTGCGCTGCATGGAGCCGACGACGCTCCGGCGGCAGCTTGTCGTCAATCACGGGCTCTCGGATAAGAAACCCAAGGAAGGCGTTTCGATGGTCGAAAAGGCCCTCGCGTTCATCGACCTTCATCAGTATGTCGCCGGGGCCGCGTCGTGCGCGTTTTACCCCCACGGCGTTTTCAATCACAACGGCAAGATGATTTTGAACACGCACCGCATCGAAGCGGTGAAGCCGAAGTTGACCGGCGGCACTTGGGGCGCGTCCGGGGATTTCCCGTTCGTCTCAATGTTCCTTGAGCAGTTTTTCACGCCGGACAGGACGCCGCTTGAACGATTCCTCGCGTGGTTGCAATACTTCTATCGGTCATGTCACCTCCGCGACCCGCACAGCGGACATGGCGTCATCATCGCCGGGCCGGTGAACGTCGGCAAGACCTTCCTCAATCGCGGAATCATCGGCGGGCTTGTCGGCGGATGCGCTGAGGCCAACGCCTACCTGACGCAGACCGACAATTTCAACTCCGAACTTTTTGACGCCGGGCTCTGGGTCATTGATGACGGAAGCATGGCGTCGAATGCGACCATGAAACGGCTTTTCAGTGAAGGCGTGAAGCGGGCCATTGCCTCCCGGGAGCATCGGGCCAACGAGAAGTTCCGCAAGGCCGTCATGGTTCCATGGCAAGGCCGCATCGTGATTACCTGCAATGATGACCCTGTTTCTATTGACCAGATTCCTAATCTTGACGGCAGCATCTTGGAAAAGCTCATGCTGTTCCGCGCTGCGACGCGCACTATCAAATTTCTCGGACAGACGGAAATGAGAGAGATGCTGAAGCGGGAACTCCCGGCGTTCGCGCGCTGGCTTCTCGACTGGCAGACTCCCGCGCATTGTCTCGACGGCGCGGACCCTCGGTTCGGTGTGACCCCTTACTGCGACACGACACTTCAGCGCACGTCGAATCTTTCGAGCGCGGTGTCGGCCTTCTCCGAAATCCTTTGCAAGTGGCTCGGCGAATACTTCACCGACGTTGCCCGGGGCGCAAAGGCGTGGGTCGGCTCTGCGACCGACTTGAAGATTTCGATGCTGTCCTCGCCCGGATTCGCCGAGGTGCTGCGCGGCTACAAGCCGGACTTCATCCCCCGGACCCTGCTCCAACTCCACGAAAAAGGGATGTTCAAAATGACTCTTGCGGAAGGCGACAACGGCCGCGTGTTCACAATCGAATGCGAAGACCGTTTTCTGAAGCCGACCGCCCCTCCGGTCCCCCAAACGGAAAATTCCCAATTCCAAAAATGAGCGAAAACGAAGGACGATACTACAAGGTCGAGGAAGACTTGCGCTTCCCGCCTCTGACGGCGGAAGAAGAACTCAGCCTCGCGCGCAAAATGCTCGCGAACGATGACGCCGCGCGGGAAACTTTCATCACTCGCCATCTGCTCTACACGCTGAAGCTAGGCCAGCGGTTCTCCGGCGGACGGTTGCCAGTCGATGAGACGACGAGCGCGGCAAATGAGGCGCTGATGATTGCCATCGGCCGTTTCAATCCTGAACTCGGCTTCCCATTCCGTGCTTTCCTGATTCCCTACGTCCGCGCGGCAATCGCCCGTTGCTGGCGCGCCCGCTCGCCCGTGGACTTCAAGCATGGCGAGCCGCCCATCGAGATTCCCATCGACAAATGGATTCCCGGCGTCCCGTTCGACGGTGAGCACCGCGCGGGCAATCGAGTCCCGGACCAACTCGTTGAGCAATCCACGGTCGAGCAGAACGACCATGACGGCTTCCTGAAGGGTGAACTGGCCGCGTGCGAGGAAACGCTCTCGCCCCGGGACCGCGAAATCATCCGTCTGCATTACGTCGAAGGCTTTAACCTCGCGGAGATTGGAAAAATTCTGACTCCGAAGCTGAGCCGCGAACGCGTCCGGCAGATTCACGCGGGGATTCTGGCTGCGCTGAAGACTCGGCTCGAACGCCGGGGCATTCGCAAGACTCAATGAACATTCTGGCGCTCGACCTCGGGACAAAAACCGGCTGGGCGATGCATCATGCGATGCTCCCCAACGACGACGCAGGGACGTGGAGTCTCGCCAGCCGCGCGCAGATTGTCGAAGCCATCGAAAAGCGAATGGACCGGCGACAGGACCCGCGTTTCGTGCGCCTGTTGATTTTCATCAAGCAATTCCGCTCCTCGTTCCCCAATATCGACTGGATTGTTTTTGAGGATGTCGAGTTCGTCAAATCCCGGATGCAAGCGCACCTCTGGGCGACGTGGCGCGCGGCGATTTGGTGTCAACAGGGTGTAAACATCGACTGTCTTTCTACTGGCAAGCTGAAAGCGTTTGCCACGGGCAGCGGGAGCGCCGACAAAGACAAAATGGCCCGGGCTTTAACGATGGACCCGAGATACATACTTGACAAAGACGGCGTAAAGGATACCTTAAGGAATAAGATTTTGGACGACAATGCGGTCGATGCGGTTCACCTCCTGAATTGGGCAAAACAGACCTTTAAATGAGCGCACCACAATTCAACTTGCCCTCGCCCGGGGTCGTGACGAGTCAACAGATTCGAGACCTGCTTTCGGCCCTCGCCACGCTCGACACTTTTTTCCGGCCTGCAAACGATTCCGTCTCCACGCCTGCCCGGCTCGAAGGCGAAGCGGCCGTTGCCGTTACGACGACGCTCATCAAGACTTGCGCGCGGCTGGACAGAATTCTCGATGAGGATTCCCGATGGAGCATCGACGCTGAGAGCAAAGTCCTTGCGACGCTTCAGAAAAACTACGAGCAGCAATACGAATTCCTGAAGGCGCAAACCGAGGGCGCGCAAGTCGTCTCGAAGCCGTCCTATTTCATGAAGCCGCAGATTGCGTGCCTCGGGGATGGCTCGTTCATCGCCTACACGGGCGACATCAGCGTGCATGGATGCGGGCTCATCGGCCGGGGCGCGACTCCGAAGGCCGCATTCGACGATTACGACGCTGCGTTTAAACGCGAAGCCAAAGAGCAAATTTCCATCGACCCTTCCTCGACACAAACCGAACAGCCGCCTAAAACTCGCAAAAAGAAATGAAGCACAAGACTTGGACCCCCGACCAACTTGACTTGGTCAAAGACCTGAGCATCCGAAATGTTGACGTGGCCTTACGCACTGGAAAGAGTCGGGCCGCAGTGAGCGGAATTCGGCGTCGTCTTGCCGCAGAGGCGCGCTTTATAGCTTCGATTCCCGGTCCCCCCGGGCCGATGGGTGCGCCCGGTTGCCCCGGAGGTCCCGGACTTCCCGGTCCCGGCGGAGTTCGCGGCCCTCAAGGTCCTTCTGGCCCTCCGCGTCCTCCCGTGGAGCCGTCCACGTTCGAGCAGGACCGCGAGGCGACGAGCAGCGAGTATTGGAAGCGCCAATACAAACAACTTGAGGCGAAGTATGACCGCGCCCTTCGTGACGGTAGCGTGGTCGAGCAGCTTGTCGGGCTGGCAAAGGACCTCGCCCCGCTGAGCTATCAGCCGGTCCCGTTCGTGCCGTCCAACCAGCCCCGGCCCGGCAACCGCGCGCAGTCTGGGCTCATCATGCTCACTGATACGCACGTCGGCCAGAAAATCGACGGTGACCAAACCCTCGGCTACGGCGGATACGATTTCCGAACGTTCCTCGCCCGTCTGAAATACTACGAGAACGCGGTGCGGTCCATCTCGACCGACCACACGACCACGCCGCTCGACGAGTTCGTCGTTTGCCTCGGCGGCGATATGATTCACGGCGCGCTGAATCACGGCGTTGAGGCCGGGCAACACTCGACGTTGTTCCAACAGTTTTACGGAGCCGGGCACGCCATCGCGCAATTTCTCCGCAACCTCTCCGCGCTCGTCCCGAAGATTCGCGTTTACTGCTGCGTTGGGAATCACCCCCGATGGTCCCACCAACACAAGATGCCAACGGAGAACCGATACAGCAACCTCGACCATTTCCTTTACGCCTACATTGAGGCGCTGACGCAAGGAATCCCGCAAGTTCAATGGCACCTCGACCGCCAGCCGTTCGCGCTGTTCGACGTTCAGGGATTCAAGTTCCATCTGTCGCACGGTGACCACCTGAAGGGCGGGGACAAGGCCCTCGGGATTCCGAACCATGCCGTCGGCCGGATGGTGTCGAGCACCGCGCAGCTTTTCGGAAAAGCCATGGAAGCTTCGCCGCACTACTTCCTCGTCGGGCACCTTCACCGCTCGATTGTGCTCCCGCACGCGCGCGGCTCGTTCATCGTCAACGGCGGCTTCCCCGGGCTCGACGGCTACGGGCTGGCCGGTGGTTTCTCCCCCGTGGACCCCACGCAAACCTTTTTCCTCGTGCATCCGAAGTTCGGCAAGACCGCGACGTATGACATTCAACTGAAGTTTGCCAACGTCGGCTTGTGCGAGCCCTACGACATGCCCGCGCCCTTCGCCCCGGTGTAATCTTCAACCCCAACCCTCATGAAATTATTCTCAAAATCCAAAGACGGCGGACCCGAGTCCAACGTCACCGCGTTCTGGCTCATCGAATGGAAATCCGTTTTCAGCGTCGCCTTGCTGCGATTCTCGAACGGGACCCGGAGCGCCTACCACTCGCACGCGTTCAACTGCTTTTCGTGGCTGTTGACGGGCTTGCTCGATGAGGACATCCGCCACGGCGGACGCACCCGGTATCGCCCCAGCCTGAAGCCGATTTGGACCGGCCGCGATACCTATCACAAGGTCCGCAGTCAGGGGACGTCATGGGTCCTGACCTTCCGAGGCCCGTGGGCGAAGACGTGGAAAGAAGACCGGCACGACGGCGAAGTCACCTTGACGCACGGACGAAAAATCGTGGCTCAAAAATCAACCCCCTTCCGGGAAGAGGCGAACCACTACGGAATCCGGATATGAGCCACAAGCGAAAAGACACGCTCGTCAAGCCGAAGGAGTGGGCAAAACACCTGCGACCTTTTGGCAAGCGTGTCCAGTCGAAGGCGGAGCGCCGGGCCGCGAAAAAAGAATTTGACAAGGACTGATTCTGTGCGATAGTAGGGGCATGAAATTGCACCCGATTAAGCACGACCTGAAAACAGTTCTTTGGTGCGGCCCCGGCGCACTCGCTACCATCACCGGCCTTCCGACGTCTCACATAATGGCAACGCTCCGGCATGTCACCGGGCGAAAAACAGTCAAAGGCGTCTATCCCTCAGAACTCCGTAAAGCCGGGGAATTGCTCGGCTTCCGTTTCTTTGAAGTGGACACGGGCTATAGAGGTCCGCGCCGCTCCCTCGCCCGCTGGACCGCCGAGAATTCGCACTTGCTGAAGGCTGGGGCCGTCGTTTTCAACGTCTCCCACCATTATGTCACCGTCTCCGGCCGGATGTTTAATGACAACTGGACGAAGACCCCGGTGCCTCTGAAAAAAGCTCCCCGTCGTCGCGCCAAAGTGCGCGGTGCGTGGCATGTCGTTCCGGTCCCGGGTTTCGTTCCTGCCCCGCTGCCGGTCCCTCCTCCGGTCTTGCAGCCTTCCGGTCCTAACTACCGTGCCAAAGCGCAACGGCTGGCCCGGGCGCATCACATTGAAATCACCGTGGGCGACCCGTCGCCGGATTGCATCGGCGTCTGGCCCCCGAAGGACCTCGACCACGACGGGAAGGACCGCCACGACGGGGACCACTACGTTTACGATTGGGCCGAGGCATTGAGCCGCGTCGAAGATTACGTCAAGGACTTGACAAACCGCCTGCCCTATGATATTGTCACGGCATGAATAAATACAGAATTTGCTGGTGGGAGTGCAACGGCTACGACGATTCTGATTGGTATGGCGTTTACTTCGACGAGGCCGACGGACAGCTTCATCGAATCGAACTCGGCACGACCCGCGCGGCCTGCGCGATTGGATTCTCGGAGGAATACCTCCTCCCCACGCCGGAGATTGTCGAGCGCGCCCGCAAGGCCCTCGTCCCCCGGATTTACGAAGGGCTGCGCGGAGCGGAGCACCGCGACATCTTCACCCCGGGGCCGCACAATGTCGAACGGGGCCGGGAATTCCGCCTCCTCGCCCCGCATTCCTTCTTCCTGAAGGCCAACGGCGGATTCGCCAAGGACGAGAAGGGCAAGCGGGTCAAAGTCACCCTCCCGGCCGGAGCCGTGGTCTCGTCCTGCAAAAACGGCGCGGACTTCTTCGGCACGCGCTTCGCGAAAGGCTACAACCAGCCCAACCGGGGAAACACCACTGTTTACACGATGGTCAAGGTTGAAAAGGGATGGCAGCACGTCCGGGTCCCGATGGACAAGCTCCGGCAGCACGCGGAGCCGATGACGGACGAATGGTTGATGAACCGGGCGGAGGAATTGAGCCTGAACTTGCAGTTTCACCCGTGCTTCGGGTGCCGTGCTTGGTGCTCGGACAATTGGGCGGAGAAGGTCGGCCTACCGCTCACACGGTTGGCTTCATGATGGAGTTCAGGATGCGCCCTTGGCCGGGCACGGGGCCGGAAGTGGGGCTTCCGGGCTGAGCGTTGGAAATGCGGGCGGTGGCAAGCTTTTTGTCCAGCGACGCATTAGGCGGCACGGGGGCGACTTGGGCGGGGCCTCCGGGAGCGGGCGGGGCGGCTGCACCCTCCGGCGGGGCTTCAGAACCGGCAAACGCGGCCCGGAGGTCGTCAATCGGGGTTGCAAAGTCGCGCAGCTTCCCGGCCTTGTCCATCGCCTCGATTTCGGGCAGGCTGGTGAACTGAGAGTTGAAGACGACGTTCGTTTTCTTGTCCGGGGAGTTGTAGAAGCCGAAACCCGCCTCTGCCAGCGGCTTCTGGTTCTTCACGATGATGTCCCCCTCGGGGCTCTTGACTCCGTTCTCCGCCCAAACGGCCGGGGGAGTGCCACGGAGGAGACCGGCGAACGCGGGGATTTGCAAAACCTCGTCCGGAATCCCGCCCCCTTCGTCATCGGCGGGGGCTGCGGCTGCGGGCGGCTGGGGAAGGCTATCCTGAAGATTGATGGGCATGGTAGAAGGTTGGCTTAGGGCTTGGGTGCGTCAAGGAATCGTTCGTTGTCCCGGGGGTCCTCGGTCTGCATGAAAACCTTAGCGCCGACGTCGATGAGTTTTGCCTCCTCGGGGGTCAGCTTCAGGTCCTCGAATTCGATTGGTGTGAAGTCTGCGTTCATTTGCGTTTTTTAATCTCTAAGGATTTGACGGAAAAAAGGTCGTTCTGTGCCGACTTCATTTTCATCGTGCCGCCGCTTGCGGGCTCGGTCTCTTTGAGCAGCACGTTGAAGTCGGACTTCTCCGCCCCGGCCCCGCGTGTCCAACCTTTCTTTTCCCAATAGTCTTTTTCGGCGAACCACAAGACGGCTTGCAGCGCGTCCGGCTTCATGCCGAGTTCCTTTGCGGCGTGACGATAAGCGGCCTGTCCGATTGCGAAGTCCTCATCGACGACGCCGGTTTCGTTCTCGGCCAGAATGCGCCACGGCTTCGTATTGCCCTCGTTGGCGAGCCGGTGCAACATACGCGCGGCCCAAACGTCAATCGTTGCCTCGAACGTGGTGCCCGCGAGGTTCCCCGCGAAGTTGGGGGTCTTCGGCCCGCCGATTTCCTCGGCCCATGAGCCGTCGAGCACCTTGAGAACTTGCCGGGAGTTCGCGCCGAACTTCTTCCCGTTCGATTGCACGGGGCTGATGTCGTTTGTCTGGACCCACCAATCGAGATACTGCCCGCGCGTCGGGTTTTGGTTTCCGGTTGCGGCCAGAAAATCCTTGATGTTGCCTGCGTCCCAATTCGATTTGCCTTCCCGATATTTCCGGATGAGGTCGTCAAACTTTCCTTGCTTGAATTGGTTGTAAGCGTCCAGCGCGAAGCGATAATTCGTTTCGACCGGAGTCCGGGCGCTCGTGGCCCCGAGAAGTTCCGTGAAAAACTTGGTGTCCTCGCCGAACAAACCTTTGAGCCGCGTGCGTGCGGTCGAATACCACTTCGCCCCGGCCTGAAGGTCCGGTCGTTTGAGCGCGTCCTTCGCCTCGGTGACGAGTTTCCGCCCCAATGCCTGCTCGACTGCACGAATCCGGTCTTCGCCCTTGAGGTTCTTTGCGGCCTCGCGCGCGAGCGGCGTGTTCATGAAGCCATACTCCACGGTCTGAGGCTTCGGCTTGCCGTCCTCGCCGAGAACGAAGTTGCCCGCGTCGTCCTTGGCATACTGAAGCTTGATGGCCTCGGGGAATTTCTCCTTCGACTTCGCCACGCGAGCCTTCACGCGCAATTGCTGCGCGCGTTCTTCGCTGGGGATGTTCAGGCCCGGCAAAATCTCGTCTCCGCCGGGGAGCAGTTGACCGCCGTGAGTCCGGCCGGGCCGGGCGCGCAATCCGTCAACGGCTTCGAGCAGGGCGTTCACCCGTTCCGGCCCGTCAAACTCAAACACCTTGGCGCTCGTCGAGTCCACGATTTGTCCCTTGTCGTTCAAAAGGGAAATGTTCAGATTGTCGATGTCGTCGGCGTGGTCCTCAAGGAAATTCTCGACGGCCTTCCGGGTCTTGCCCGTGAAAAACTTGGCGTTCAACTCGATGTTCATCGACCCGCCGCCGTTGAATCCGCCACGGATGCGGACGAAGCCGTCGTTCAAGGCTTTCAACCGCTCATTGATGTCCGCCGTCGCCGAGAACTTGGTGCCGAACTTTTTGTTGAGCGCCTTGGACTCGTCCGCGAGGTAGCGTTCGTGATACGACTGCGCCAGCGGGACAAATTTCTGGTTGGGGAGAATCCAGCCCGTCGAGCCGGGGAGGAAGTTTCGGTTCTTCTCGAACTCCTTCGATTCAAGGAAGCCCAACGACTGCGCGAGCCCTTTGCCCTTCTGAACTTGCTTGATGTCCTCGGCACGGAGGAGAGCCTTTTTGCTGTCGAGAAATTCCCCTTCGTTGGTTGTAAATCCGCTCTTGAATTTGCCTTCGTAGTTCGGGGCCTCGTCGAGAGCCTTGGCAATCGCCATCGCGTGAATCGGTCCTTCGATGACACGGCCGTTGTCGAGTCGAACAGCGGGAGACTTGATGGCTTTCCGCTGGACGTCTTCCGGGCTCAGCGGCTCGCGTTGTTTCGGGAGCAGTTGGCCCGCTAGGAGCCGTTGCTGAGTGAGGAGCGAGTTCTCGCCCTGCTCGCGGACGTTCGGAACGGCGCGCGGAGTCTTCTGAGTGCTGAACTCGGAGGACGTGTCGCCGACTTCGCGGAGAAATTTCTGAAGCTTCAAGAGGTCGTCAGACGCGACGTAGCCTTTGAAGTTGCCGCTGTCCCAATACTGAGAGACAAATTTGAAATGGTCCCGGAGAATCTGTTCGTATTGTTCCGGCGTGACCATGTTGTCAATCATGCCCACGGTCTTGGTCTCCTGCTTCGCCTGTTGGAAGCCGACGACTTTATCCTTCGCCTTCAACTCTTCGTCCGAGAAATAGACCGACTTGAAATCCTTGTCTTTCTTCGCCTCGTTCTCCGCCCACTTCGGGTCGCGCAGCTTCTCGTCAGTGATGAACAAGCCGTCAGGGGCGAGCAGTCGCTTCACCTCTGCAACTTGGCCCGCGCGGTCGGGGTTGATGAACTGGAACGTCATCGACTCGTTGACGACGTCGAATTTCTTCGTCGAGTCAAACGCCGGGATGTGCTTGCCTTCGTCCTCGAAGCCCTCGCGAAATGCAGCCGTGACGTGCTGAGCGCCGGGGACCTTGCTCTTCTCGTGAAAAAAGTCCGACATCGCCGGATTCGGGTCAACCGTAACCGTCGTGACCTTGCCGCCGGACAATTGAGTGACCGCCTTGTCCCATGAGCCTTCGCTGCCGCCGATGTCCAGCACGGCCAAGTCTCCGTCGCCCGCGAGCGCGATGATTGCGGTGCCCTTGCGAAGCTGCGTCTCCCGGTAGGTCGGAATCGACTTCGCGATATGCTCATCGAAGTTCCCCGAGTGCTCTTGCACGGCTTGGAGAAAATCCTTTTGCTTCTCGACGTTGGTGACCGGGACCCACGGAACTTTCGACTTGCCGAACTCGCCCTTCGAGACCTTCGAGAAAAATTCCTTGAACGCGAGCCCGTTGAGTTCGTCCTTGCCGCCGGGGAGAAATTGCTTGTCAACGGGAATTTCGTTCACCGCCTCGATGTTCGTGATGTCCCGCGCGCGGGAGGTCGCGATTTCGTTCGCGGCGTGGAGCGCGTCGTCGATGCTGACCGGCTCGCCGTTCAGTTCGAGCTTGTCGAAGCCGCCAAAGATTTTCCGGCGAATCGCCAGCGGTTGCGGAGCGACAACGGTGCCTTCAACCTTGGTGACGCCGTCGGCCTGCAACTGCGCGAGGAGTTCGCGATAGGCCGCTTCCGCCGCCCCCGTGCCGCGCGCCTCTTTCTTCAACAGCACGTTTGAAATCTCAGCCGTGCCGGGAGCGCGCTGTGCCGATTGGAACTCGCCGACCGCAACGCCGTCCTTCAAAACCGTGACGGCGCGGACGCCGGGCTGGCCGGAGATGCGGAAATCAAAACCTTCGGTTGAAAGCTTCTGCGCGGATTCAGTCTTCGGGAGAAGCTGACCCTCGGGCTTGGCGGCTTCAGGAAAAGGCGGTTGCCAGTCGGGGCCGAGTTGGCGCGCGATGGTTTCGCGTTTGCCCGGGCTCATTCCCGTGGCCGTCTCAAGCGCCTCGGTGACGAATTGTTTTTTCGTCGCCGCCAGCATCATCGCGTCGAAATCCTTCTCGCCTTTCGCCGCCTGATAAGCCTCAGTGAATTTCGTTTCGAGCGCGCGAAGTTTTGCCACGTCTGCGACGTCCTTGAGGTTGACGCCAAGTTGATACGCGCCCGTTGTAAGGCTTCCAATCTCGCTCGAAAGCTTCTGCCACTCTTCCGGGGACGCCTTCGAGACGGCCTCGCCGATTTCATCGACCGTGTTGTGCTTGAAAAATTCCTTGCCGCCGGGGAGGAAGCCGCCGCGAATGGTGTCGGTGACCGGCGCTTTAAAATTCAGGTCGGGGCGCGGTGTAACTTTCGCGATGAGCGACGGGTCGATGCGTTCGGTGACCTCGATGAGTTTCCGAGGGTCCACGCCAGCCGCCGCGAGTTCGTTGCGGAGCGGATTCGTTTCGCGAATCTCCCGGCCGCTCTTGAATGTCTGCTTCTGGATGTCTTTCGGACGGATGACGGCGGGCTTCTCCGGCGTCCGCTTGTTGACTTCGGCAATGATTTGGCCCTTCACGTTGCCGGGGGTCACGCCTTTGACTTCGCGCGCGGTCAGCGGCGGATTCAAGCCCTGAATGTAGTTCAGAAAATTCGCCTTCTGCTCCGAAAGAATGCGGGGGCTGTATGCCGGATTCTCGGCCGGGATGGAAGCGCCGATGTCTTCAGTCGGGCGCGTGAGTTTCTGACCGTCGCCTCGGAAGCCGTTCGACTGATTCTCCGCGTAGTCCTGAAGGTCCGACACGACATCATGCCACGCAGCATCCGTCAGCGCGCCGTCCTTAATCTCGTAGGGGATTTTGCCTTCGACTTTGCTCGCGACAACGTCCTTGACCGTCTGCGCGACGTTGGCGACGACCTTGTCGAGAGACATCGCGATAAGTTGCGGCTTCCCGCCCTGAACTTCCCAGCGGACGGGCACGGTAACCTTCTGCGCGAGGTCCCGGACGTCGGCCGGAGCCGCGCCCATTCCCTCGGCGATGTATGCAGCCTCTTGGGCATCGCGCCGGGGAGTGCGAGTCGTCGGAGCGTTCGCATTGCCGGTGTCCTTGACCGACAGATATTCGAGTTCGACAACGCCTTTGCCGGACTCCAAAACTTTGGAGATGTCCGCGACGTGCTTGACCGTATTCGCGTCGGCCGATTTCGCTGCCGCGTCGGTCGCTTTGTCAACGTTCGTGACTTCGGCGCGCTGAGCCGCAAAATCGTTTTGCTTTGCTTCCGTGGTGCGGATGTTGCGAGGCTTGGGCGACGGAGTCGGCCCCGTGGGGAGCGGCGTCGGCGTCGTAGGAGTTGAAGGACCGGCCGAGGGAGTGGCGGGAGCCGCAGGGGTTGCAGGATTTGCAGGAGCGGCCGGAGCAGCGGGTGCCCCGGGCGTGGGGGCAGGAGTGCGGGGGCGAGGCTTGATGAGAGACGTGCCGCCGGTCACAGCGCCGCCTTTCAAGAGCGAGGGACGTTGAAAATTCGGGAGTAGGTCGCCGTTGTTCTCAAGGTGGTTCAAAAGTCCCTTGATGAAGTTCTGGCTGATGATGGTCGCGTCGGCAGTCGGACGAACGCCGAGGGTTGAAAATCCGGGGCGGTCGGCCTTGGGATTAAAATCCTTCGCCTGCATGACGTTCACGTCGCCCAGCGGGATTCCCATTTTTTCGAGAAGGTTCGACGTAAACAGCGCGGCCTTGCGCGCGAGCGTGGGCTTGACTCCGGACAAATCCTGACCGAGGATGACGCGAGAAAAGATTTCAGCGGCGACTTCCTCGTTGACCTTTTCCGGAGAGAGCCGGGTTTTCCATTGGGCCTCGGGAAGCCCGCCGTTCTGGACCGTGTTGTAAATCTGCTCGAACGTTTGGCGCTCGCGGGTCGTGAGCGAATCGTTCACCGTCTTGACGAAATCGCTATAGCCGGGCGCGTCGATGTTGCCGAGAGCGTGGAGCATTTCGTGAGGCAATGCTTCGACGTCGCCGTTCAGAAAAATCCGGACGAGAGGTTTCGTCGAGCCGTCGGGGGCGATAGTCTGACCCAGCTTGACCGCAAACCCGCGCCCACTCTGCCCGCCGGTCTGCTGAATCATCTGAGCGTCGGTGACCGGGTGCCACTCAACGCCGGAGTCTTTGAACATGTGCTTCGCCCAGCCGAGGAGATTGCTCTGAGCCTTCGGGAGATTCGCCGCATTCACCCGCGACTGAGCGTCGAGATAAATATCGGTGCCGTAGTCCGGGACCGCTGGCGGTTCTTTCTGCTCGACGTGCTCGAAAATTTTCTTCGCAAGGGCTTCCTGAGCTTTGAAGCCGACGACTTGGCCGGTGAGTCCGGTTGCACGAACGCCGCCGCGCACCGCGCCCGCGAGACCCGCGACATTCAGCAAGCCTTCCTGCTCCGTCGGCGTCGCGCCAACCATGAACGGGAGAGTGTAGAGCAGACCGTGAGCGTAGCCTTTGCCCGCTTCAATAGCCGAGTCCGCAGCGATACGCGCGCCCGTTGCGACAAACGGAGCAGCCTTTTGCACTGCCCGGCCGGTAAGTTCGAGCGCCTTGGGGGTGAGTTTCGTAACCGCAGCGATGCCCGCGCCGACGCCGAGGTGCCCGCCGGAACCGGCGAGGACCGCCGAAACGTCGCCGAGGTTGTGAAGCGGTTTGAAAACGTTCTCGCGCAGCTTGCCCCCGGCCGTCTCCAACGCTTCGCCGCCCGCTTTCGCTGCTTTGCCTGCCAGTTCCGCGCCCTGATTGACCGCCCGGATGAAAAGACTGGCTTGCTGCGGTGTGGTTGCCTGCGCGACCTTCTCGACGACGAACCGCCCGCCGACTTTTCCGACCGCGCCCACTGCGAGACCTTCGCCGAGGGGGATGAAATTCAAGAGACTCGTTGCGGGCATCAGCTTCTCAACCTTGGCGGTGTCGATGGTGATTCCGGCCTGCTTCAATTCCTCTTCGCTGCCCGCGATTGCGCGAACCATTTCGCCGGTCCCCTTGACGGCGTCCTGAACGGCGCGTTTTTCCTGCACGTCGCTGTCAAAGCGCGCCTTCAATTCTTCCGGGGACAATTCCGAAAAAGATTTCAGCCCGGTGATGTCCTTGACCGCGCCCGTTGGGTCGAGCGCCGCGACGCCTTCGCCGACGGCCCGCAAGCTGCGACGGCCAAGCCCGGCCTCAGACGTGGACTGAGCCTCAAACCCGGACAAAAGTTCGCTGCCCATGCTTCCCGCCATGCCGAGAGTTTCGTTGACCTTCTGCGGACTCGCACCCGTGACGGCCTGAAGTCCGGCGAGCCCGGTTGCACCGATGGCCCCGCTGGCGTTGAGCGCCGCGTTCCAAAGTCCCTTGACGATGTCGCCGCCGACATGCCACGCGCCGCCGATGAGTTTGCCGGGCGCATGAACTCCCGCGAGCAGCGTTTGCTTGGCGATGTCGCCCGCAGGCTGCGCGAGAAACTTGCGGGTCTGATGGAACGGCTGATTGCGGAGCTTGTAAAGCTCAAGCAACTTCGCTTTCGCTTCGGGGTCCGCGTTAAGTTCGTCCTCGTGTTGGAATCCGAAGTCTGTCGGCTCAAATTGCTTCTCGTTGTCGAGTTGGTCGAGCGGGAGGGCCTTGAAATCCGCGACGGAAAAGACTTTGTCGTGTGCCTGCTTGGTCGGGTCGAAAATGACGGCCTTCTTCGGCTCGGGGGCGGGTGTAAACGGCGTGGTCGTGGGGTCGAAGTCAACGACGGTGGGGCCGGACGCCGGAGTGGTCGGCGTCGCAATGGGCGCGGGGGTGAGAGCTTGGTCAAGGACCGGGGTTTTGGACGGCTCAGCCGGATTGACGGGAGAAGCCCCGGACAACGCCGCGTCGAGGACAGGTGTAAACGGAGTGGTCGTCGGGTCGAAATCAACCGGCACGGGCGTCATCGGAACGGGCATAGGGGAAGGTTCCCCTCACCTGTCCAACCGTCAAGGGCCGATAAGAGTCCACCGTGCGCCGTCCCACTCCAACGTCTTGCCCTTATATGGGCCTTCCGACGGGATGACCCGTTTGGAGCCGCCCGGGGGCGGGAGGTTGCCAGCCGGAGCCGCGCCGGGACCTCGGCCGTTCTTCGTGAGGATGGCCTGATAGGGTCCGGAAAAAACTTGGTCGAGCGGAACTCCCCGGTCGATGGCGATGTTCGAGATGCGCTTGATTTCGGGAGCGACGGTTTTGATTGCGCCGTCCCGGAGGGTGTCCATCGTCTGAAACATCGACTCGCGCGCCTGCGGGTCCATGATTTTATTGTGGTCAGTGAAAAGGCCGAGGACCTTGTTATACATCGCCTTCACCCCGGGGACCGTGGACTGCGCGAGCTTGGCTTCACCTTCGCGGACGGCCGACGTGGGGTCGAGCAGCTTGACGAACTCGTAAAGAACCGCGATGTCGTCGGCGTTTGTGGGCGGTCGGCCGCTGTTGCGGATGGAGTCCACCTTCTCGAACGCCTCGAACTGAGGCTCGAAACGTTTCAACGACTCGCTCTTGTGGAGTTCCAGCAAGACATCGCCTGCCGCTTTGCCTTTGTTCTCCACTTCCTTCTGAGCCAGCTTGCCGGGGAGCGTCGCCTGCTCTTCCAAAACTTTGGGAAGCGCGGTGATTTTCGCGGCTCGGAGCGCGGCCTTGTCCTGCGCGTCCTGAATCCGCTGGCGCATGATTTCCGTATGCTCCGGCGTGCCGAGAACGACCTTGTCTTTCGCGTTCGACTGTTCGAGCTTGTAGGTTTCGTATTGAGTCCGGATGGCCGGGTTCTCGCGGAGTTCCTGCGCGGCCTGATTGGCGAACTGAGCGCGGAGGGCGTCCGGGTTGGGGACGTTCTTCGCCTGCTCTTCGAGTTGGTTCGCGAACTTCGCGCGCTCGATGTTGTCCTCGCGGGAATTCAGCGGATACCCACTCTTGAAATTGTTGACCTTCTCCGTGATGGTCGCTTCGAGTTCCTTCGGGTCCGGGACGCCGGGGTCGAATTCGTTGATTCGCTTCTGCAAATCCGCACCGTGCTCCTTTTCGAGCCACACGTCGAACGGGTCCACCGGCTTGGGGTTGGGAATCGCAATCGACTTGGGCGGCTCGTGGCCGAACGTGTCGATGTATTGTCGTTTCGTCGCGTCCTCAAGGGCCTTCTGATGAATGGTGACGTCGTCGCTCGTGAGCGCGGCCTGACGGTCCTGCTCCTGTTGGGCGAGCGTCTGTCCGCCGAGAGTCAACTTCGTGGCACCGGGGAGAACCGCCTGAGCGGCCCGGATTTGGTCGGCCGTGAGCGATTGCTGCGCGAGTGCGTTCTCCGCCGCGCCGGGCGCGAGCTTGCGTTGAATGTCCCCGGCCTGAAGTTGGGTCTTCATGGCGTCGGTGTCCAACGCCTCCTGCTTCACGCGTTTCTTCAGGTCGTCAACGGTGATGAAGCCTGAACGGAAAGCATCCATCATGTCGCCGACGGCAGGCGTCGGAGTGATGTCGCTTCCGATGGACGCGATGGGTCCAATCTGAATTCCGGGAGAACGGTCTGAGGCGATGCCGGGCATAATTTTATCGGGTTGGAAAAAGGGTGTTCAGAGATGGGCCGGTTGGATTCCGCATCTGCGGAGACGCTAGCGGCAGAGTCGAGCCGGGCAGCGGTTGCAATCCGAGGGCCTGCAAAGATTGGTTCGCCATGTTCGTATTTCGGGTCCCGGCCGTTTCACGCGGGGCCGTGTTCTGCCGAGTCGGAATGACGGTGGGCGGTTTGACGGGCGGCGGATAGGCCGCGAGATGCGCCGCGACAGCTTCAGCCGCACGAGTCGCCGCCGACTTGTGAATGGTCGGATTCAAAACCTCGGGCGGAGGAGTCGCCGGAGAGTTCGCACGCGCGGGCTGACCGTTGGGCATGGGCAAGTGAGGAATCATCGCCGGGTTCGAGAACATGCCAGTCGCGTCGGGCTGGCGGAGGTTCGGGAACACCGACTGGAAAATGCTTGCGCGCTGACCACCGATGCCGATGGCCGTTTGCGACGGACGCACAGTTGAGGAAAAAAGCGCCATCTTATCCTTCTCCGGGGAATTGACCTTGGCTCAAGCTGGACCCGCCGCCCGTGTCCACGCCGGGCTTTTTGCTGAAAAGACTGCCCATGATGTTTCCGTAGCCGCCGCCGAGTCCGCCCGCAATGGCGCTCGTGCTGGCCCCGATGATGGCCCCGGTTTCCTGACCGGCCGCAATCTTCTGACCCGCGCGCACCTGAGCCTTCGCGCCGAGAGCGTTCGCGATGCCCTTCTGCTGTGCGACCTTGAGGTTGACCACGTCCTGACCGGACAAGCCGCTTTCGGGAAGGGCTTGGTCGGCAAGTTGAAAATTCTGTGCGGCCTCGACCCGGCGTTCGTTTTCCAAGTCGCGAAGTTTCGGGAACACGGAGGAGAGAATGTTCGTTCGCGCGTTGATGAGGCTCTGGCCCGTGGCGGCGAGGTTCTGCGCGGCCTGCTCGCGCTGGAATTGGAGTTGAACTCCGCCGAGTCCGAGAGCCCGGGCGACACTGCCGCCGATTGAATTCTTCGTGATGCCGATGCCGGACTGAGAGCCCGTGTTGAGCCCGGAGCGAACGAGTTCGGCTTGAAATTCCGGGGGCAGAGTTGCGCCCGCGTTGATTTCGTTCTGAGCCGCATTGATGATGGAGTCCTTCAACGCCGCCATGCGCGGGTCTTCGGTCTTCGTCTCGTTGAACAGCGCACTCGCCAACTGCGAAGACTGCTTCTGCTCTTCGGGGATGCTCGCCTGCTCAAGCAACGCTTTCTTCCCAGCGGTGCGGAGTTGTGCGAGTTCCGGGTCAATCGTCTGCTGAAGCGCAATACGGTTCTTCGCGCGCTCGGTGTCGGCCGTCTGCGCGAGCTTGTTCAGCGCGTCGGGGTCCAGCTTATTCTGAAGAATTTTCTGTTGCTGGTCGATGGCCTTCTTCTGAATCTTCGCGGCCTTGTCGGCGGCGTTCTTCTTGACGACGGCCGAGGCGATGGCCCCTGCGGCGACAGCACCGGCAGCAATTGCAGTTACGACACCCATATTAAATTTCCTTTACGAAAGTTTGTTCGGCCATTTTGTAGTCTCGGCGTTCATAGAGCCGCGACAAGATGTCTGCGAATTCGCCTTCGAGACGCAACATCAAAATTCGACTGCACCGACGGGCTTTCGCCTCTTCCTCGAACATGTCGAAGAGCCGCAAAGACGCCTTCGTCCCGCGCGCCTCGGGGAGCACATACCAAAACTGTTCCGCTGCCGTCATTAGGCCATTGAACGGGTCCGGATTGAAAACCCCGCCGAACAGACCCACAACCTTTTCGCCGTTGTGCGCGAAGAAAATCTCGCCGAGGCCAAGACTCAAAAGCACGGTCCACACGGCCGAGAAAGCCTCATACTTGAAGCCGCCCGGATAGTTGACGCTCGCGGTGAACTTCTCGCCAATCTCTTGGACGAGGTTCAGATTTTCCGGCGTTAGTTTTCCAAAGGTCATGCGCGGTTGAAAAAGCTGACGAAAATCAAACGGCCGTTTTCCGGGCTATCCCCGAACGCCTCGAACGGGAACCGCGAATGAAACGATTTGCACTTGAAAAAAATCGCTCGGTTGAACTTCATCTCCGCGAGCGCCGTTTGAGTCCATGCGCTGATGTTGTTCCAGTCCGCGCTGAGCCGCTTCATCACCTGCCCGGGATTTTTTCCTACGGCGCGGACCTGAGTCTCGTCCGGCATCGAGTCGAAGCCGAGAATCTTGTGCTTCCAGAACGCCGTCCCGCCGCTGCAAAACTTGTCTTCGGTCAGATAGACGATGCACGCAAACTCATCATAGCCGCTGTCGGCATGGACCGCGTTGTTCGGATTCTCGCCCGCGTAGTTCAGCCGGGCAATCGAGTAGTTGGGACGGATGGCAAACCCGAGGGCCTTTTCAATTTCCGCCTTGAACAATTCCTGCGGAAGAGGAGCGACGCGTTTGTAAACTTCACCGTCCGGCCCTTTGCGGTCTGCAAAGTCCGCTGCGCGCAAAGTTGCCGCCGCCGCGACAGGGTCCGCGACGAAATCGTCAACAACGATGAACGGGAGCCGGTTCATTAAACTTTTTGGAGCGCCCAGAGGAAAACCGTGGGCTGCATGTTCTGATGCGCGGCGGCATCGGACGTGTAAGGCGACGGTGCGATGGCCTTGGCAAGCTGCGTCGAAGTCACCAACGCGCAGCCGTCAGTTGCCGCCGGGAGAGCGCCGGACGCGGAGTCGAAATTCGCTCCGGTCGTCTTCTCGTAATTGGGCGGGCCGGAGCCGGGAGCGACGAAGGCTTGGTTGTTGTCAACCCGATAAAAGTTTGCGTTGTGGTTGTTGCCGAGTGCGTTCACCGCGCCAACCAAGTGGGAATGCTGCGGAATGTCGAGGTCCGCGAGGACGACCGTTTCCGCGCCCGCGAGCGAACCTTGCGCGCGTGCCGTGATGCCGGACGCCGTCGAATACGAAATCGCCGGAGTCGCCCCGGGGTCTTTCGTCGCCACGCCGAGGACCTTGCCGCGAAAATCTTGGCTGTTCTCCCCGAGGTATTCCCAGCCGGGGTTGAACGCGATGGCGTCCGCCAAAAGCGGAGCCGTCACAAACTTGACGTCGCCCGGAGTGCCGGAGACCGTCCGCCACGCGCCGCGCTCCCAATGAATCAGGCACCCGCAGGTCGTGTCGAAAAACTGTTCGAGGTCGCCGGGGTCCGAAGGGCGGTCAGCCGTGGGGCCGCTCGGGGGTGTATGGCCCTCGGGTCGCCACTCTTCGCCATCCCAGAAATACCAGCCGAGGACGCGGTTGCTTTTGGTCCGAAGCCAGATGAGAGCGTCCTCCCCGGCAACCGGGGGCTCGGGCTCAGCGTCGGAGACCGTGAAGAGAGTCAGCGTCGAATCGGAGATGTCGGCCGGGACGTATTTCCCCTCGTCCTCGTCGAAGACATACCACGTCTTGCCGTCCTTCAACCAAGGTCCTTGATTAGTAGGGGGTTCCACGTCGCCAACGACGAAGAAATTGGTGCCGACAGGGGAGAAAATGTCCAGCCGTTCAACGATGGCCCGCAGGAACTCGGCCGGGGTGCCGGAGAAGTCGGGCGGAAGCTGAGCCGCCGTGATTTTCAGATTGGTCTTGAACAGATTGGCCATGACGTTTAAACAGTGGCGGATGCAGTATTCGAGGCAAGGGTCTCACCGAAGTCCGGCTCGATAGCTGTAACCCGATAGTAATAGGTTCCCGAAATCGCCGGAATGTCAACGTAGGAACGTGCGACGAGACCGGCCAAGAGGATGGTGAAAGGACCGCCTGCAACGTTTGCGCGATAAATCACGTAAGCGTAAGCCTTGGGGGTCTGCGACCACGATAACGTAATAGAGCCCCCAGCCGCCACGGCGGTGAGGTCCGGGCCGACCCCCTGAAAGACCGGCGTGATGCCGATGTCGATGGTCTCCCCGGAGCCGGAGCCCGAGGCGGACGGAATCACGACGCAGGTGAGAGGCGAGCGGTAGTCGTCCCAAAAATGGCGGCGGGTGATGGCCCGGATGGAGTCGAAATTGTTCATTGGTTGGCCGTCTCTCCAAGATTGATGATGTCCGGCAAGACAAGCTTCAGCGCCTCAGACGCGAGCCGGTTCGCCATCGCCGTGGCAATCTTGTCCGCGTCCTGTTGGGACACGATGCTCTGTCCAGTGCCGACGCCGATTTCCGTGTATCCGTCCTGAGTGAGCGAGACCGTTTTCGTGGACTTGAAGACCGGAATCGTGTTCGCAAATTCTGCGAGCGCGGCTTCGAGCGACGACTTCGTTGAGGCCCCGCCGTCGAAGCGCACAAAATTGTCTTCGGTCTCGTCCTTCTCACAGCGGCCGGAGTCATCCTCGTTGACCTGCGGGTCAGCGTAGCCGACGATTCCGCGAATCGCGCCGGGGCCGGAGCCCACAACTAGCACTTGAAAACTTTCATCATGGAAGTCGAGCCGGTCGGACTCAACGTCGCACGAGGACAAAGTCTCCTGAGGCGTCAGGGCCTTCGCATCCTGCGTGCGCGTGTATCGAGATTGCTTTTTGAGTGACGTGAGGACTTCCTCGGCGTCAATCGTGTGCCCGGCCGCAAAGGTCGCCGTGTTCGCGAAAATGCGCTTCGTCATGATGCGCTTATATTTTCCGCGATGCGAGCCCGCCCAAAAAACCGCGACGTCCACGGTGCCGGAAAGCTCTGTGAGGAACACGTCCGCGTATCGAAAATCCTTGAACTTGCCCGGCGCGTTGAACGGGTAGGCGCGAGACTCGGCCCACCAAGTAATCGGGCAGTTGTTGTCGAGCCGGTCGGGCATGAACGCTTCCCACAAACGATTTTGGCCGTCGTAGTCCTTCGACAAATAGAGCGCGCGGGTCTCGCCCTCAAACTCGCCGACAATCCACTCCACGGGGCGCGTCCCGGTCCAGAAACTATTCCACGACGGTTTGCGCTGCGCTTCCCCGGGGTTGACCGTGTTGTCAAGGCACCACGTATGACGATTGAACTTGTCCGCGTAGGGCACGCTGACGAGCAAATAGTTCTCGTAGCTGGCGCACGCGATGCCGGTGAGGTGCTGCGACAAGCGGCCCTTGCTCTCCTGCATCTGACTGTCTTGGTAGGGCAGCGAAGACGAGATGTATCCCGTGGCGGCGGCGTCGAGGGACACGAGGCCGTGCTCGGAGAACCACCAGAGGAGACCGTAATGCGCGACGACGGAGCGCGGGGCAACGCAGCCGATGTTGGGGAAAATTTCCTTCTGGAAGTTGGGAGTCGTCGCCCAGAGCGTGCGGTCCCGGATGCTAGCCTGAATCACCTGAGTCGTCGTGCGAGAGTAAACGAGCAACTGCGCGAAGTCCACCGTCAGCGTTTTGTGAAGCGCCGTGATGTCCTGCGGGAAGGTGAAAAAGCCGAGGGAGCCCGCGATGTAAGTTGACTCGGTGAACGAGACCGGGTTGCCGATGTCGGACGCGTAGAGGTTCGGGCCGCGAGAAACCCACAAGCGGTCGCCAACCCATTCCATCACGCCGCCGAGGGGAATCGAGCCCTGCCCGCGCTGATGCGTCGCGCGCGTGCCATCATAGACGGCCGGGGCAGTGAATCCGCCGTCCTGAATGATGAGGATGTTCTTCGGGTTGGTGAACGAAATCGAGCCGTCCGGATTGTTCGTGACGACTTGCTCGACCTGCTTGAAAAAAATCTGCTCCGCCGTGGTAGAAAATTCGACCCCCTGAAGCTGCGTGGCCGTGTCAAACGGATACTGGCTCGTGTAAATTTTCCCGGCGACGGCGAAGACCAACGTCTCGGGGCCGCGTTTCGGCCGGAGCGTGGCGAATCCCTGAAGTTCGCCCTCAGGAAGGACGAGCAGACAGCGATAGCCCGGGCGACACTGGATGATGCCGCCGCGATTGACTACGTTCATCCCGCGCGAGTAGAAGCCCGGGGCCAGCCCCGTGGGGTCTGTGCCGGAATCGACCCCCAGCGGGAACAGAAGGTCGCCGTCTTGAATCTTGTTGGACATTAGTCAACATCCTCACACTCGTGGACCTTGATACTGTTGTGGTCCTCGACCTGAATCGGGCTGTTGATGGGCGCGGTGAGGACGTTCTCTCGCTCCGTCAAAAGTCGAACTGCGTGCGCTTCGAGTTGAGTCGCCGCGACGAGGTCGATTTCCCGATATTTCTTCAACGCCTGCATCGCCAGAATCAGCGCAATCCGGGAATGCAGAAGGATGCGGTCGTTCTGGGAAATCAAGTCGAGCGTCCGGCGACGGTAGCAGATGCGAATCCACGGGCAGTCGCGATTGAGCCGGATGCGACGATATTCCGGCTTCAGTTCGTCGGGCTCGAAAATGCCGAGGAGGGTGCCCGAGGAAGTCGCGTTGTCGAAGCTGGACAAGCGGATGTTGGCGACAGACTGGCCCTTGACGATTCCCGTGATGCGGGAGACGAAGGGGTCCGTCGAGGCGGGGAGCGCGTAGCCGTAAATCGTCGGGACGAGAAGGCCGTCAGTCCAGACCCCGTTGGCGTTCGTCCGCAAGGGTCGGTTTTGGTCGTCGTAGCCGAACACGCGCAGCATCACGCCCGCGTCCTCTTGGCGTTCGACGAAAGCGACAAGTCGCGCCGGACACTGCAAATCCCGATAGGTGAAAAAGGTGCCGCTGTTGTCCCAAGTGTAGTTGCAGGACTGCCGACGTTCGCCGGGGCCGTTCAAGTGGAACGAGAAAAGTTCATCCCGCCCGCGCGCGGGAGAGCCGTCTATATTGAGACTCAGAATGGTCTCAACTTCACGGGGGAGAGTGACGCAGCGACCCGAGACGCAGAGGTCAACGTAACCGATGAGCGGGTCCACCTCGCCCTTGTTCGCGAGGAATTGCACCGCGTCAGTAATCCAACGCAGCAATTTCGTCTCGTTGCAATGGCCGAAAATCTCCATTGCGTCTTCCCAAATTTCGGAAACGAGGAGCATCAGTAATCCTCTCCCTCTTTCTGTTTCTCCGCGAGCAGTTCGTCAAGCACTTCGCCCGGGGACTTCTCGTCCTCCTTCGGCGCTTCGCCCTTGACTTTGACAATCTCTTGGACCTCGATGCACACGCACTGCGTTTTCTTTCCTTCGCGGTCGGTCGTGGTTTCGGAAGTCTTGTGGAAGCGCACGGTCATCAGCCCGTCGTCCGGCAAATCCATTTCGCTGCCGATGTCGTCGAGATACAACGTCGGATAGTGCTTTTCCGTCGGGTTGACGGCTTCGGTGGGGAAGGGGCCGGACTTCCGTCCGAGGTCGATAGGGTATGCAGCCATAGAATAAGGTTGTAAAAACGGGGGTCCGAGTCAATAGAGTTTGTGGACGCCGATGGCGGCGATTTCAAACTGCTTCCCGGCCACGGGCCAGACGAAGTTCAGTGTATCGAGCTTGCCCGTCGATTGGTCGAACGCGACCGACGGAGGGGTTTCCACGCCGCTTCCGATGACGCGAACCGCCGCACCGCTGGTAACGAGGTCGTCATTGTGGAGCAAGTTCCAAAGGGCCGTCTTCGCCGAAGAAAATTCGACGTGAGTCAAATCGGTGCTGCGGACGGAGCCGTCGTAATTCACGGACGAAGCGTCGTTCGCAAAAACCGGGCGCTGTAGGTCCAGCATCAGAATGGACGTGTAGCCCTCGGTGACGGAATACTTGCGCCCGTCGGACCCGGCGGTGCCGCCCCAACTCGAATCGGTGTTGCCCCGGCGAGTAATGAAAGTTTGACCCGACGCAAATCCCGTGTAGTCCACGCGGGTGCCGTTTGCAAATGTCCAGCCGTTGACCCCCTTGTTGAAAACGAGGCCGACGAAATTGTCCGTCGCTGCGGTCCCGGCCGTGTTGGTCTGCCCGGAACAGATGCCGAGATACCCGAGGCCCGTGAACGCTGCGGCCACGCTGCCCACGCGGAACTGAATGAAAATTTGCAGGCGATTCCATCCGTCGCCCCATGGCATTTTCCGGATATACTCCCCGTTGTCGATGGACAATCGCTTCTCCGTGGGAGACGTCCCATTCCCGGCCTTGGTCTTCGTCACGATGGTCGCGCCGGTGCAAATGCCGTTGTCATCCCAGCCGAGGCCCTTGTCGAGAGTGGCGATTGCGCCAGCGGAGTAGTCATCGAAATTCTCATACACGATGCCGTCGTAGTTTTGAATCTCGCCGACGACCGTCGCGTTCGTGCCGTTCGTTCCGTTGGTGCCGTTGGTGCCGTTCGTTCCGTTGGTGCCGTTCGTGCCTGCGGGACCCTGAGAGCCCGTCGCGCCGGTAGGGCCTGCGGGACCGGCAGGACCGGCCGGGCCAACTCCGCCCGTCGCACCCGTGGGGCCAGTTGCGCCGCCGGGACCGACCGGGCCTTGCGCGCCCACGCGGTCAGGCGCGATTTTCTTCGTCTTGAACTTGCCGTCCGGTTGCCGAACAGCCATGAACAAAAACCCCTCGGGGTTTGCGCCTAGCTCTTCCGGGTAATCAGAAACTTTTGCCATAAATTATCGAAGGTTGTCGTAAATGTATCCGGCCGTCTGTTCGTCGAGAATCGCGAGGCCGTCCTCGTCCTGCAAGACTTCCTCGTCATCGTTCTCAGTCTGGAACTCCGGCAAGGTTCGGTGAATCTTGTCGAGGTCCCGAATTCCGACGCGCTTTCGACAACGCCCGGAGAAGTCACCCTCAGTGTCCTTGATTAGAGGCCGGGTGCTTACTGAAGCTTGATGTAAATGATTTTTGACCACGTATAGAAAAGCGTTTGAGTCGCCGTTGCGTTGCTCGTTGCCGCGAAGACTTGAATCAGTGTGTTGTCCACCGGGGCGTTGTAAATCGACATCAGGGTCACCTGAGTCGCGAGAGTGCTGACGACCACGGAGCGAGGGACCTCGCTGTTCGGCACGTCAGTCGCAGCCGTGTTGTCAAAAAGTTTGAAGTCCCACTCGCGCGTCGCGCCGGAGTTGTTCACGCCGGAGATGTTGACGAGGAGGAGATATTTTCCCGCCGTGGGGAGCGTCACTTCGAGGTCCGCCGCGCCGAAATCGACCTTGGCGTAAACCGCCGTCATCGTGTAATCCGTCGCGCCTCCGACGACTTCCGCGTTCGCGTTCGTAGCCGTGGCACCCGCCGGGCCGGTTGCGCCCGTTGCGCCCGTTGCGCCCGTTGCCCCGGTTGCGCCCGTTGCGCCCGTGTCGCCCTTCGCACCTTGCGGACCCGTGTCGCCTTTGATGGGCAGACCGCGTGGACCCGTAGGCAAAACCAATGCGCCGGGCGGGGACGTGGCGATGGGATTCGAGACGAGTTGAAGCAGCGACGCAAAGACCGTCGTGTTCTGAAAAATGTTGGTGATTTCCAGCCAGCCGATACGCGGGATGAAAATCGTTTGGCCGACGGAGAGCAGCGGGCCGGGGATGACGTTGAACTCGACGAGCGGGGTGCCAACCGTGGGCGCGGTGAACGCCGTAGTCGTCTGGGTGTAGGCATTGTGGCCGTCCGCGCCTGCGTCGCCCGTGTCGCCTTTGGGGCCGGTGAGTCCGATGATTCCGTCACGGAAGAGCCGGAGGAAGTAGCAGGCCAAACCCTCCTGATTCGCGCGAGGGTTGCCGGGGAGACCAACGCCGAGATTGCAGGGCAGCGTCCACGTCACCACGCCGTTGACCACGGTCTTCTGAACCTCGCCGAAAAACTGCTGGGTGAAATTCTCCAACGCGCTCGGGAGCGATTCGCAATCGGCGCTCGCCGGGGGACACGTTTGGCAGGGGGTGCAGCCCTGAATGGACCCATTGTTCCGACCGCCCGCGCAGCAATTGCGCTCGCACTCGGCTTGGTTCGCACCGTTACAAGAGGAGCAAGACATATTATGAAAGGAGTTTCTTAACCGCCGCCTGAGTATCCGGGGACTGCGCTTCCTTGTGCGCGGAAGAGAACAGCGCCTCAATCTTCTCGCGGAATTCCGGCATCTCCGCCGCGATTTTTTCTTTGAAAATTTCGCCGCCGTGAATCACTTCTTTAGCCAGCGCGGCAACGCCTCGGCCTCCGAGTTGGACGGCCTGAAGACCCATTCCGACAGCGGGGTTGCCCGCAGCCGCCACATGAACGAACGTCTTCAGCACGAGAAAAATTACGAAGACGACGAATCCGATAATCGCGATGTAGAAAAAGTAAGGGACACTGAAGGCCCCGGAGCCTTCGATTTTCTTCCCGGCGTTCTCGTCGTTGTCCGCTTTGAATTCGTCGAGGCGCTGATTCAGCTTCGCGATTGCCTTGTCGAGCTTTCGAGACAAGTCCTCGGAGGTTAGGGACGACGGAGAGACCGGCGGGCCGAGGCTGCGGGAGACTGAATCTGTCAACTGAGTGACCTCTTTCGCCGGGTTGACCACGGCAGTGGATGCATCCTCAATCAGGGCGGCGTCCAACACTTGCCGGGCCTTTTCCGCTGCTCGCTGCGCGGCCTGCCGCTGCGTCTCCTTCTCGGACGCCTTTTGAGTCGGCATCTTGTGGACCTTGTCCTGAAAAAACTCAACGGGCTTCGGGATGAGGGAACTGCAACCCGTGAGGAGGAGAAGGGAGAGGATGGCGAGGAAGCGTTTCATTCAGTCTTCGTTTTCGAGGCGGTCGATGCGGTCGAGCCGGTCGTTCCGCTTCTGTTGGTCGGCGCGTTCGCTCTGGACCTTGCGCCACTTCGCCACGATGTAAAAAATGGTTGCAGTGGCGACACCGATTTGGCCGACGAGGAGAAGAAGTTTCAAGAGTGGTTCCGCGACTTCGACAAACCAATTCGTCGCCGGAGCGCCGAAGCCGAGAAGCGCGGCCGAGTAAACTTTCAGTTGTTCTTTCATGGTTTAAGAAAAAACCGGGCTTGGATTTGCGGTCCAAGCCCGGCTCTGAAGTCAGGGCCGACCAACCCTTAGCAGACCCCAACAGTGGTGTAAGTGTCAGCGCCCGTGTAGCTGGACGGGCTGGCAGGGTCGCAAGCGACGAGGCCGAGGTCACCGGGGCAGCGTTTCACGAGAATCGGAACGACGAACTCAGGTCGCTCGGGCTGGTAGGCGCGAGTAATCTGATACTTGTGCCACCCGAAGTCGCCCCAAGTGTTGCAGTCGTTGTCTTCGACATAGTGCCAGTTCAACTCGCCCATCATCAACTGCGGGGCGAACTTGAAGGAGCCCTCGCCGACGTAGCGTTCCGGAACCAACCGGCGGAAGCTGCGCTGAGCGAAGAGGAACGCGACCTCGTAGTCGGCCGTCAACCACGCGGGATTGACTTTCGCATACGCGGTGTTTTTCGACGCGTTCGTCACGATGGTGAGCGGGTCGATGAGGTTCAGCAAACCACCGGCCGTGAAGCCGGACGCACGCAGAGGGCGTTGGTCGATGCCGAAGCTGATGCCACGATAGGCCCCAGCGGTCTCGAACGAGTAGCCCCGGAGAGCCTGTTCGCCGAACTTGTAGGAACCATTGACGAAGGAGAGCAGCACGTCCTTGACGCCAGCCTCTTCGCGGAGAGCGTTGACCACGTCGGAGCTTCCGATGAACCGGAAGTGAGGCATGCCTTCGCCAGCCGCCTCGAACATGTCAGCGAAAAGGTTCTCTTTCAGGTAGCGCGCGAGGAAGTGGAGCGCCTTGAAGGAGATTCCGCCGGTCGGGAGCAGCGGGGCGAACTTCACGCCGATGTCGGTGGGGTTACCACCAGTGAACAGCGAGTTGAAGTCGTAGCCGGTGCGGGCCGTGAATTTGGAAGCGGAGCGGAGGTAAGCCTGCGCCCGGGTGTCAGCATTGATATACTGAGTCACCAGTTTCTTCAGCGAGTCCTCGGCAGCGAGGTAGCTGGATTTGTAGTTCGCGAAGCCTTTCTTCACGCAGACCCGGGGACCCTTGCCGCGCTTCGATTCGAGGCGGGCCACGAAATCAATCGAGTCGGTGAGGTCCTGCAAGCCTTGGGTGCCGCACAAATCGGTGTCGCAAACGAAGGTGGGCAGGGCGAGGGAGTCGCCGGGAGCCGCCTGCATCTGGACGGAGGTGCGGATTTCATCGGACACGCCGGAGGGGAAGGTGCCGCCCTCGAAAACGTTGATGAAGGGGGAATTCGCAGCAAGAGCCTTTGCCACGGTGCCCACGAGACGGGACGTGTCTTTCTTGCTGATGTCGGAGAGAGCGGAAGCTGCAATACAGTCGGCCATAAAATCGGAATCTTTCTTTGGTTCAGGTGAATCCTGAAACCGGGTTAAACGAGTTCGACCTCTTAAGGTCTTCTATCACGTTTCCGGCCACGAAACGATTTAGGCCCGTTTCTCCCGAGACGGAGGAGGATTAGTCTCTGTGACAAGGTTCACACCTCGCCGAAATTGTCAAGGGACAAACCGTTCGCGGACGTGCCGGACCATGGAATCGTCCTTGCAACCGTGGAAAAACACGACCCCCTCGCGGCCGAGTTGGTCGAAGGTTTCCTTGCTCATGGTAGGGTATCCCCACCAAGACCGCATGGCCGGGCAGTCCGCCCAACCTTTTTTCTTGAAGGCGTTTGCCAAAACGAAATCCCAGCCCGCGTGCGGCGTGCATCCGGCGATGTCCCGGGCAATCCACTTCAGAAACGGGAGGTCGCAGCTAAAAAGTGCGTTGCCGTTGACGTGCGGGGCCGGGTTGGTCTGCATCGCACCGAGGACCTTCACGTTCGCCTTGTCCCACGCCTGACTGAGTTCAGAAATCCAGTTGGGCGAGAGGGGCGCGGAGTCCGCCTCGCAAGTGAGGACGGCCTTGTAGTCCGGAATGCGCTTCGCCTCGGTCATGGAAAAAATGTAGTCCATGGTGCCGAACCAAAGTGAGTTGCAGCCGTGCGGCCACTCCGCGCCACGGAAGCGCGAGTTGATGAAATGATGGACGTTGAACTTCCGTGAGACGTGCTCGATGGTCTTCATGTCCTGCTCACAGTCGAAGCGCGCGACGAACATGAAGTCCGCGAGGTCGCAGAAGCCGGGCTGAAGGTCCGCGATGAGCCGGGCGACTTTCATCGCTTGCTCTTTGTCTCGTTCCCAGAATTGGATTGCAATGAGTAGCTTTTTCATTTTTTCAGGGGGAAGCAGGCGGGACCAATGTGACCATCCCACAGACCGAGGTCCACGAAAGGCTGGTGCCCGGCTTGGGTTGCACGGATACAAAACTGAACGTCCTCGCCCATGCCCATGGACGAATGCACGCGGGAGTGCTCAAGGCCACTCTCCAAAACTTCTTTCACCTCGCGAAGGTTCGGCGTCGGTTCCGCGAGCAGATTCATGACGTGCTCGACGGCGCGGTGAAGGTCATGCTCCGAGGACGTGAACCACTGGCCGGTCCCTCCGTTCTCGGAGCGCGACAGGTGTGGGAATTTGTTTTCGATGTCCACCAAAACGGAGCGATGGATGAGCAAGCATCCCGTGCCGACCCATTTCGTCGGGATGATTTCGTTGCGCGGGCCAGTGCGGATGAGTTCTTCGTTCCGGGAGACGCCTTCCGCGAAGACGGGCGGACGTCCGGGGTTGCGGCCGAAATAGGTCGCGCCCACGAGCGTCTTGCCATGGCTGACGAGCCGTTCAACGGTGTTGAGACCGGCGGACCACTCCGGCAAGCCGAGGCCGGTGTATTCGTTAAACCACGCGGCATTGCCGCAAGGCAATACCATGTCGTCGTCAATCATCAGCATCCAATCAAACTTCGTGCCAAGGAATTTCGTCGCGAGTTTGTTGCGGGCATGGACGATGAACGCGTCACCAAAAGAAATCGACGCGCCCATGCAATCCCTCTGAAAAAGATTCAGGAGGGAAACCGTGGTGAGCGGGTTGGCCGCTCGATACCACGGGAGTGCGATGAGGACGCGCTTATTCTCCCGGAGCGCGTCAGCCGGGACCGGGACAAGGTCGCTCATGACTGCGAGGCGACGAGTTCGCGGTGCAAGCGGTCAAGAGCCGATGCGCCGTCCTCGTTCAAATCAACCTTGGTTTTGGTCTTGGATTCTCCGACGCCGGGGGCCGCAGAACTCAGCCGGGACGTGGACGACTTTTTGATGCGGGCGATGAACTCGTCCTTCTCCTTGATTGTGGAGTTCAGCTTCTCGACTTCGGCCTTGTGCGCGGCCTTCGTCGCTTCAAAATCCGCTTGAACGCGCATGAGCTTCGCGAAGCCGCCGATGAGAATCGCGCGCATGCGGGGCGAGTCGTCGTTGATGGCTTCCTGCAAATCCGCGTTGACTTTGTCGATGAGCGCGTTGGTCGCTTCGGCTTTCGCCTTGGCTTCCGCCGGGGCCTTCGGGTCAATCGTCTCTTTCTTCAGCCAGTCCATGTTCGGCAAAAGCGCGTTGAACTCCTGCATCGTGGTTTGCTGCCGGGCTTCGGTGCCTTTGTAAAGTTCCTCCTGCCGGGTGCGGACGAATTCCGAGGCGTTGCTCTTCGCGGTCTCGATGGCGAGCTTTTTCTTTTCCGAGAGGTTGTCGTTCTCGTAGAGCTTGCCTTCGATGAACCGCTTCAGCGTCGGCGGCAGTTTGGGCAAAACGGATTCCCATTCCACCTGCGAAATCCCGATGGCCTGAATCTGCTTAATGGACTCTTCGTCCACTCCGGCCGCTTTCATCTTGGCGATGATGAGCCCTTCGTTCTCCTTGATGGAAGAGTCGTAGGTTTTGAAACTCGGGTCGGCTTCGACGTCGAATTTCGCGCGGAACTCGCGGAGTTCTTTCAACTCCTTCTCGGCCTCGGCGGGGAGTCCGGCCGGGGCTTCGGCTTTCGCCTTCTCGGCGGCTTCCAGCTTGGCCTGAATCTCGGCCTTCTCGCGTTCGAGGCTGGCGACGCGCTCGCGGGCCATTTGCTTCACCGTGGCGAATGCCTCAACCGATTTGGGCTTCGTGTAGGGCGGCAGTTCGACCTTGTCGAATTCGTCGGTCACCGGGGCGGGCTTTTCCTTCGCCTTTTCCTCGGCGGTCTTGTCGGGGGCCGGGGCCGCTTTCTCCTTCTCGGCTTTCTCGGCCGCTTCCTTGGCCGCTTTCTCTTCGGCCTCTTTCGCCGCCTTCTCTTCCGCTGCGATTTCCTCAGCCGTCGGCTGCGGGTCGCCTTCGCCCTCTTCAGTTGCTCCTGAAGCTTTCAAAAGTTCGTCGAGCGCCGATGAGGTGGTCTGAATCTCTTCGGCGGTGTTGCCGCGCAACTCCTCGCCGGGGACAGCGGCGGGAAGGCCCTGATTGTCGGGCGGCGGAGTGGATTCGGTTTTCGGAGCGGTTTCAGTAGGCATGGGTTGGGTTGGTTTTACTTGGGTTGGCGGGGACGTTCGGTCTCGGACTTATCCCACTTGGAATCATCGTCGAGGTCCGGAAAAGTTTCGGATGCAGCCTCGGACTTCTTCGGCTGTTCAAAAGTCAGCGAGATAAGCTCCGTCAAAAATCGGTTGAAGCCTTTGACCTCGCCGGACGCAACGAGCGTGCGGTTCACGTCGGTTCCGTCGAGAAGCTGCGGCGCATTGTGCGCGACCCACGCGAGGGCGATTTGGCCGGTTTCAGATTCGAGAAAATCTTGAAGGGCTTTTCGATGAAGCGAGGTGAATTCGGGAGGTTCCGATTTGAAAAAGGTCATTGAGCCGGGGTTGGTGGCGGTTGGGTTGGCTGAGGTTGCTGACCGGCGGCTGCAAGGGCCTCCGGCGAGGGGGGAAGTTGTTCAGGCTCGTTGGCGAGTTGCTGTTGCTGCTTCAATTGCTCCGTCGCCTGTTCGAGCGCGGAATTCATCTTGGTCAGAAGCGGCGTGATTTCGGCGAGTGCTTCCTTGGGCGTGCCCGTGGCAATCGCGGCCTGCAAGTGCTGGTTCGCGTGGTCGAGCATCGCGTGCATAATCTCGATGCCGTGTTGCGCGGTCTCCGCGTCGGGGTCGGCCGCAGTCTGCGCGGTTGACTCCATGGCGGGGAGCAAGGTCTGAAGATGGATGAGGTGATTGTCGCGCGGAGAGATGGGGACTTGCGAGCCCTGACCGGCGAGGATGAGGAGTTCCATCTGCTGAAGGCGAGTCTGCTCGGCCAACTCTGTCGGGTCTTCGTCGGGCAAGAGAACTGCGTCCGCGAACTGCTCGTCGATTTGCGAAGCGAGTTTCCGGCGCTCCATCTCGCGCTGATTGTAGAGCGGATTTCCGCGCGCCTCTTGGGCGATGAGGACGATGCGCTGCCGCTGTTCGCCCGTGTAGTCCGCGATGGTCTGCGCGACGGGCTGGTCGGAGAGAAGGTTCAACTCTTCGCGAGTCATGATTTCGAGCAAACGCTTCTGCATTTCCTTCGCGTCCTCGTCGGCCGTGTGCGGGTCGCATTGGCGTTTCGCCACGGTCTTCATCATGCGAGCCAGCTGGGTGAGGAACCGGCCGATGATGTTGTCCTTGGATTCTTCCTCGCGGCTGGCATAGAGGTCAACCTGAGCTTTCGTCACGCGTTCACCCTCGAAAAACTTAGGAGTCGTCGCGCCTGCCATTTGGTCGAGGAGACCCGTGAGAAATTGGTCGAGTTCGAGGAACGGTTCAACCGCACCGTCAATTTTCCGCTCGGCGATGTTGTATTCCTGACCGATGAGTAGCGCGGGGCCGACGATGGACGCCTTAAATTTCTTGACCTGCTTCTCTCCGCACTGGATGATGAGCTTGCCCGCGAGGTTGAGCCGGTCAACGACTTCGTTGCGGGCGCGGTCGAGCATCGCAGCCATCGAGTAAATCTCGCGGCCAATTCCTTTCGAGCCGTGGAGTTTTCCGTTCGCCTGCTCGAACGAGAAGAATGACGCCGCCATCGCCATATTGTCGAATTGGTCTTCACGCTCGAAAAGAACTTCCGACTTGTGGTCGGAGGTTGTATCGAACGCATCCGCCGGGGCGTTGGCGTTTTCGGTGAGGATGTAATGCGAAACTTTGCCGGTGACTTCCTGCGCGAGGACGTGCCAGACGGTGACGGTGAGCGGGCCGGATTCCAGCGAGAGGCCGACAGAAGATTCGCGAATCAGGTCTTCCTGAATTCGGCCCCATTCTCCGAAGCCAGCCTGCGAGCGTCGATTCAGCGGCATCGCGGAGTTAATCGCCATGACCGTATTCTGAACATTCCAGCCAGCGGCCGACGCGGCTTCGTTGTCCTCAATCAACTCGAACAACTCGTTAATCAAAAAGACTTCGCGGAGAGTGATGACTTGGGCCGTGCTCGAAAGGTGCTTGGTGCCGGTCGGAACGAAAAATTCATCCTGTCGAAAATGCTTGGGCTTCCAGTGGAACTCGTCGAGCCACGCGACGGAGGTGTAACCGAAGAGAGCGTTCTCCTGAGAGATTTCCGCGATGAGGTCAGTCCAGCCTTCCCACGCGCGGCAAGTCTTCGTGATTTCGCGACGATAGGCTTCGGTCTTTTCAGCGGCCCCGGGGGTCGTGTCCGGCAGCGCGGAGTTGACGAGATACTTGATTGACTGCTCGGCCTTGACGAAACGAGGAGCAACCTTGTTCACCAACATCGGCAGCGGCTTCGTCGTGAAATTCGACTTCCATCCAAGCCCGTCGTTGTCCAGCGATGCCTGCGTGAACGGCTTTTCGCTGTTATACTTCGCCATGATGCGCGCGTTCTTGACATTGCGCTCGCGAGAAGCCCCCTCAAACGTGGTGATGATGTTCCGGGCCTGTCGGGGACTCGAAATTGCCCGTCGTTTGATTTTTCCCTTGGCGGAAACGTCCGGGATATTGATTGTCCCGGTTGTATCCGGGGGCGGGCCGTTTTCGAGAAGGTCAGGCATGGCTGTATCAAAGAAAGTTGGTGAAAAGACTCATTCCGTCAAGGCCAACGATGCTTCGGGCACTTTTCCGTCGCCAGTTCGGCCTTCAATCTAACGAAACACGAGCAAATCTTGCATTGCTCGCCCTCGGAGTCGAAATCCGGGCACATGTAGCACGCGGACATGCGTTTTCGGACCACCTCGGGGGCCACGAAGACCGGCTTGCGTTTAAACAGAGCCCCAACGACCCGAAAAAGGGCCTTGAGGGCGAGAAAAGGACGGAGCGGGGTCATCGGGGCCTCCGCCAACAGTGCCCGGGGAGCCCGGGGACGTCTGTCGGGGGTTGTTCGACGTGGACCGACGTCTGGCAGTCCTCCGCGAGCACCGCGCAAGGCTGCAAATTCTGATGGAGCGACGTCGCACCGTTGAGCAGACCCTTCCGGGACTCCTTGATGGACGCCAAGCACCCCTCGCACGCGTGATTGAGGGACTTCTGAGCCGGACAGCGGGCGCAAATCTCCGCGCGGGCGGCTGCGGTCGCGTCATCGACCCGGCCGAGGCGGTCCACGCGCTTCAATCCGATGGCATGGACGAACCACTGAAGGACCCGTTGATTGAAAGTCAGCGAGTGATGACCTTGTGGGGGGACCGGCGGACCCTCCTCGTGGCAGAAAGACGGATTCCGGGAGCAGATTTGGACCTGAATTTCGGCCCATGGGTCCCCGGGCGGCATTCCGTTGATTGCTCGATACCCGCGAATGCGCGCTTCGAGGTCTTTCCAGCCTTCACCACGGAGCCGGGAGCCGTCACGTTCAACAAAGACGTAGCCGTCCGGCGGGAACAGATTGCGATTGACTTCCATCATACATCAAGGTCCTCAAAACGGTTGGTCTCGTCAATACGAGTTCCGCCTCGTCCACCAAAATCATCATCCTCATCGTCCCCCGGCAGCGACTCCGTCGAGTTTTCGAGCGCCATCCCGGGGATAAACCCAGAGCCCTTGCGCGCGGCGTGGACCATGAGCGTGAATCCGTCGGCCTCGTCGGGGGACTTGCCTTGATTCCGGCTCGCATAGACCGGCTTCGGCTCGACCGCCGATTTCTTTCCTTTGGACTTGTAGCGACGACCGGACAACTGAGGAAAAACTTTCTCGGTGGGAAAGCCCGGCGCGACTTTCGCGTAACCGAACTCAATCCACTTGCGAGTTGCAAACATTAGTTCAGAGTTGATTCGTTCATACAACTCGTCTGCGGGCGCGTGGTCCTCCGCCATGATGCGCTGGTTGCCGCAACCCTCGGTGTAGTTCACGCCGACGATTTCGCCATATTCGTGGCGGACCATGTCATAGACGCCTTGCCCGTTGCCGGTCTTGTCCACGGCGAGGTATTCCGGCTTGATTGAAAACTGCCGCGCCAGCCGGAGCACTTCATCCTTCATCACGAGCGTGTCGCCCTTCGGCATTGGAATCATGACCTCGGCAACGAGGAGGTATCGTGGTGCGCCATCGCCCCGGCGATTCTTAAACATGATGGTCCGCCCGAGTGGATGCGCGAGCGACGGCATCAGCTTGATTCCGGACGCAAGCCCGAAGCTGCCCTTGCAAAAAACCGCTGTGTCGCCGCCCTCGAACGCGAGGTCCACGCCGCCGACTGGTTCCGGGCGCTCATACCAAATGACCTCGGCGCGGATGTCGAGCAGGAGCCCGGCCGGGATGACAGACATCGGCGTGCCAGTGGGCGGGAAGCAACCGCGACCCATCGACCAGAAGCCCGGCGAGTCCATGCCGCCCGAGTTGCGGGCCAACATTTCCAAGCCCTCGAACGTTTGCAGGCCGGGGTAAACTTCTTTTTTCTGAAGGACGTTTTCGCAGCGCGTCGCGTCGAGCCGGACGACGAACCAACCGCGCGCCGACACCCACTCGAAATCTGTGTCCGCGTCGAACATCTGCCAGCCGTCTTTGGGCTCGCATCGCACGCCGACCTCGTCTTGCTGCTCGGTGGGGTTGAACGCCCCCATGATTTTTTGCCGACCCTTGATGCTTCCCATGCCGGTCATCAAGTTGTCGATGTCGCGCCAAATGCCTTTGGGGATGTTCGCGATTTCGTCGAGGAAAATAAACATCCGGCTCGTTGGGCCGAACTTCGGATGCTCCACCTTGCGCTGAATACGTTTTGTCCCCTGCAACTTCGCGGCCTTCTTCTGACCGAGGGGAATCACCACGCCGGAGATGGACGACTTCCGGTTGCGCGGGTCGAGACCGATGAAGAGTTTGCCCACTACTCCGGGCAGCGGAATCGTGCTTTGCTGATGCAGCGTGACGATGTGAGAAAAAAGGTTGTCCTCAAGATGCTTCTCGGAGGGGCCGACGAGTCGGACGGTTGTGTATTCCGGGTCGCGAAGCCATTCGAGGAAGAGTCGAACGCCCATCGAGTAAGACTTCGACATGGAGCCCGCGCCCATCAGCAAAATCAAATCCTGCGTCTCGAATGCGCGCCAGACTCGTTGCGAAGATTCCGGCCGAGGGTCGAAGAGCGTCGAGCCCCAAAGCATTTGAGCCGCCTCTTCGTAGCCGTCATTTTCGAGGCACCACCGAAGAAGCAGCGTCAGGATTGTGTCCTGCTCCGCTTTGGTGTTGACGGGCGCGACCATTCCCGTAAGGCCCGTGTGCCAGTCCGCCACGAGTTGCGCCGCTGCTTGATATTCCCCCGCGTGAAGTTTGACGGCGACGAGGCCGACGAGAGTTTTTTGTGGGCCGTCAGCAAGCATTACGAAAATCCAAACTCTTTGAGTTGGGCACGCGCTTCCGCGTCCGTCCGGATTGGGTTTGCCAATCGACCGGCCAAGGTCGGCCACGGCGGAGGGTTGGGGGAGTCCGGCGTCGGAGCCGGGTCGCCGGGGCAGTTCGTGTTCGCGCACCGCGCGGTCGTCTGCGAGTTCTTCGTGACCTGCCGAAGCGGCAGACCGCAGCCGGGACAATTGATTTTACTCCACGCGACGCCTTCGGTCATAAAATTCCAAGTCGTTCAAAAAGCTGACGCGGCGTTTGATGTCCGCCGACCTCTTTCGCAAAATTGTGCGGGAGGTCAAACCCGCCGTGACTCCAACACTGGACGACCTTGCCCGCGAACGCATGGCCCTGAACGGTCACGTCCTGCCAGTGGTATCGGTTCTCGAAAAACTTGTGGGCGACGCCGCCGAGGGTGTTGAACTCGCAGAAGGACTGCGGCCACTCATTGCGGCACGACTTCACGTAGTCCTCGAACGAAATTCCGAAGCGCGCGGCGACGATTTCGCGGGTCTTCGCATAGACTTCGCGGACGTGCGCGATGGGCATCCACGCCATCGTCTCGCGCTCGACTGAGAACCCGAGGGCCGTGTCGCTCGCGAATTTCCAGAAGTATTGCCCGCGATTGAAGTCGATGGCCCGGCCGGTGAATCCCATGAAGTTCTTCTCCTCGTCGGGGACGAGCGGACGGTCGAGGAAGCGGACGAAATCGGTGAAGGGGAGGAGGACCTTGCCGCCGGGGAGCCAATCGTCCGGCGTGCATTCGCTGGCAAAGACGCAGTCGGCGTCAACGTGGAAAATCACGTCGGCCTCGGGGAAGTGCAAATCCCCGCAACATTGCATCGCCTGATGGTGATTAAAACCCTTGCCGGGCCACTCATCAAACGACGCGAGGAAAATCCCGTTCTCCTCACACGGCTGACGAAAATCGGCGTAAGCGGAAGAGGGCACGATGCACTTCGCAAAGGTCCATCCGCGAGCGTATTTTTTGTAACTGCGCGCGGAGTGGCGGAACCACTCAAGGTCGCCGCCGTAGGTGTTCCACAAGAGCCCGGTCTTCATCAAAATTAAAAGTCGAGAATCGGCGGGAGTCGAACCCGCGTCAACAGCTTAAAAGGCCGCTGCTCTACCGTTGAGCTACGATTCTCTGGCCGGAGCCTCAGTGTTAGTAAGGTTCGGCCTGTTGTGGGGGTCGTTCCCCCGTGTCTAATCCCTCAACCGTCGCCAAGGGACCGTCCAGCCGTCGCCGGACTTTGCGCTCTGCAACTTCTGCGTTTTATTCGGCACGACGCCGTCTTATCCGCGCCCATCACAGTCATTGGCCCGCGCTCGGGGCACAGTTGGTGGCCTAACAAGGGATTTGAACCCAAGGTTTTCGGCTATAGCGAGCCGATGTCCTAACCGCTAGACGATAAGGCCAAAGTCGCCGACAGTGCTACTGTTACACTAGAAACCGTTGACGCGGTCTCCGGGGCTATGCTCCCCGACCTTCGGCATTGATTCAAAAATGAGACAACGATTGAACACAATCACCCGTGTATCTCGGGGCCGGGGCGGAATCATACCCGGCGTTACCGCTCGGCGACTTCCAAATCTTGCGTTGTCTCTCCCCTAGCGTTTCAGCTATCGGGGCATTACGTTCAGTCGTCGCCAAAAAATTGGTTGCGGGAGCAGGAATCGAACCTGCGCGTGACGGCTTATGAGGCCGCTAAATTACCACTTTTCTATCCCGCAGCACGGAGGACTTCATGCCCTCTTCCTTTCTACAGGCTTCTCGTCGTTGAGTTCCTGATTAAGAATTCATAGTAAGTTCGTCAATCGGGGCGGGGGTTAGTTCCTCATGGGATTACCCTCCTTCCGTGATATGCCGCTGGCGCTTTTGTTGTTCATGTCTAGTCGCTTCGGGGTTGTCTGACTACTCTACAAGGTTGCACGCCTTGCAGGGTTTGTCAAGCGCAGCCGTCGCATTTGATTGCGACCTCCGGGACCCGGGGGAACAGGCTGGCCTTGCGGATGACGCGGCGCTTGCCGTTGCAGCGTTTACACGTCGGGGGGACCTTCTTCGCGTTCATCGCCCGCGCACGAGACTGAAGTCGTTCGACGGCGGGAATCTTGTTGTCTTCGAGGATTTCTTTGAGGTCTTTCATTTGTTTTTCAGGTGGTTGGTGTAGAGCTTGTAAACGTAGGACGGCCCCCACTTGCAGCCCTTGGGGGATTGAAATTTCATAGTGTTCAGTTGCCGGGCGATGACGTGGAACGAATCACCCCGGTCCCGGGAAACGCGAATCCAGTCAAGGACCGCCGCGAACTCCTTCGGGTTGGTCATGGAAAAAGGTTTCGCACCCTCGCACCGGCCGGTCTGCGCGCGGATGCGTTCGCGGGCCTTGCGGGTCTTGATGACGATTTCGTTTTTGCTCCACTCCGCCATCGCCCCGAGGACTTGTCGAATCAGCTTGCGCGTCGGGTCCACGTCGGCCAAGACCATCTCGTGCCCGGAGTCGGCCGCATAGATTTCGACCTCCGCCTCGGCGCACTCCCGGTAAAGCATTTCTCCGACGATGAGGTCACGGGCGACGCGGTCGGCGCGCTCGACAACAATCGTCTGCGGGAGCACTCCGCCGCACAGCGCAAGCATCTCCATGAACGCCGTCCGGTCTTCCATCTCGGTCTTGCCGGGCACCGCGCGCTCCTCGAAAATCCGTTTGCACAGCCAGCCGCGCGACTGACAAAAAGCGAGAATGGCCTCCTTCTGCCGGGGGAATCCGTCGCCGTCGAGTTGGGCTTTTCCACTGACTCGGACGTAACCGTAAACTTCGCGGGGAATGTTCATGACCGACGATACACTCCATGGCCGCAGAAGTCAAATGCAATCTTCAGTTCCTTGTGGGGGACGATGACCCAAAAACAAAAAGTGTTGTGGGAGTTCTCGTCGGTGACCCACTCGGCTTCGACCATTACGTCGAGACTCAATGACGACGGCTCGAATTCGAGCGACTGCCCGGGCTTCAGCACTGGCGGCTCGGTGAGCGCGAACACCCGCTTCTCTCCAATGGCCTTGGGCAACGGAAGCGCGGCGAGTATCCGGCTGAGATATGAAAGCGTGACAGTCACGAGCGAATCGCGTAGAGGTAAGCAAACATCAGGAGCGCGATTGTAACGGTCACTGTGATGAGGATGATTTCAAGCATGGGCAAAATCCTCGACAATGGAACAGTCAGGCGCGAGAAGGCGGACTCCCTGCCCCGGCTTGCAGTGGTCCTTCCAATAGGCGAACCGAATCCGCATAACGTCAAGGTCGTTGTCGCGTGAAGAGAGTTCCCACTGACCGTCGGGCTTTTCTCGACGTTCGAGGAAATACTCCCCCGGGTGCAGTTTCGAGTCATGTTTCGTCATTTCTTTCCCATGCGGTTAAACAACAGGATGAGGAGGAGTATGATGAGGATGTTCACGAGCCTCATACGAGAAGGCGGATGAGCGCGTAGCAAAGTGCCACGCCGACCGCGATGCCGCAGAGAAGTCCCACCGAGATGGCGACGACCCCGAGGGCGATGATGCCGTCAACAAGTTTCTCAATCATGAACCACGGTAGCACCTGCTGCCGGGTTTGTCAAGTCACGGCTTGACGACGTCCGTGACGTCGTCGCTCTGCGGGCAGGCAACCGGGGCCGGAGCAGCGACGGGAATTTGCTGGACCTCGTGGGCCTCGGAGAGTTTCTTCGCGAGGTAAACGGCGTTCTGAACCGTGAGGCTCGAATCCGTCGAGAGGCCGCAGCGGGCGACTTCGGCTTTCATCCCGGCTTCGATGAATCCGAAGAGGATGCCGCGTTCGTCGTGCGAGAGGATGACGGAGTAATGCTTCTGCGCTGCGATGGGGTTGGTCGTGGGTTGGCTCATGGGTTGGGTTGGTTTTTACTGGACTCGTTCGACGGCCGCTGCAATGGCGTCCGCCCGGGAAGTGTCGTCGGTGAGCGCAAGCTTCTCCACGAGATTCTGAACCTCAGGTGAAGCCGCGATGTTGCTTCGCAATCGAGCCTTGTCGGCGTCGAGACTTCGAGACAGAATGGTCCCCGTCTCCCGCGCGAAATCCGCAACCGTGCCGATGCGCTGCTCAATTGCTTTGCGGGCGAAATCCGACAGGCCGTCGAAGTCGCTCTCGTCAAAAGTGATTTGGTCGTTCGTGATTTTCATGAAAAATTATGCGACGCGAATGACGGTGAGCGATGCGGCTTCGATGGTGACCGTGCCCGCGCTGGGCAACGCGCTGACGTCCGCCCAAAGTTCGAGGACGTCGTCGCTGTTCGCCGTGGTGTAAAAAATTTCCTTCATCTGAATCAGCGCGATGGTCTGAGTCAGAGTCGTCATGGTGGGCAGGAACCAAGTCGTGCCGGAGTTCGTGATGTTCGCGGGCGTGTTGTTCGTCCGGCGAATGAGCACCGTGACCGTTTGGTTCGCGGCGAATGTCGCGCCGTTGACCTGCACCTTGGCGAAGCCGTGCAACGCGTAGGTCCCCGGGGCCGTGATGGTCAGGCTCGGGTCAGTCGTGCCGAAATCAATTTTCGCGTTCGTGGCCGTCAACGTGTAAACGGTCCCGGCCGCGTAAACGGAGAGCGCGAGGTTCAGCGGATTAGCACCGATGTTGAACGCCGTGGCGCGAATCGTGGTGTCCGCGCTGTCGTCGGCCAACCGACAAATCAATCCGGCCGAGGACCGCTGAATCGCCGGGAAGCTTGACGTGGTCCCACCGAACTGCAATCGGTTGAAACTCGAACCGGCCGTATCGAGCAATTCCAAAACGCCGTCGCTCGGGGCCTTGATGTTCGTGCTGCCGGAAAAAATAAACGCGGACGCCGCAGCCGCCGTGACGTTGCCCGTGGACACAAGTCCCACCGCCGTGAGAACGCCGTTGCTCGTGATGGTAACCTTCGTCGCAAACGCAGCGCCGTTCAGGCTCGAATCAAATTGCAGGACGCTCGTCGCAGTGGTCCCCTGAACCGGCACGACATAGATGCGCCAGTCGGTTGCCTGACTCGTGCCAGCCGTAGTGCCGAAGCCCTGACCCGTCAATCGAAGCGCCGTCGAGAATTGCTGGGTGCCGTTGATGGCCGCAGTCGAGTTGATGAGTTGCAGCGCGTCCGTCTGCGTGGTGCCAATCCCACCTTTCTGGATGATGGCCGAGGTGCCGACGTAAATCGTCCGGGGACGGGTCGCACCCGTGGCACCGATGTCAAACGTGTTGTCGGTGAAGAGGAGTGAACCGGCGGGAATCAAAACGCTCGTGGCGTCCAGCCGCAACAGTTCGGTCAGTGTGCCGGAGACCGCAGCGAACAAACGGATTTGGCCGGTGCGTGTCGCATGGGTGGCGTCTGTCCATCGGGCAGTGAGTCGCGCGACGTTTTGGCGTGTAGTCGTCGTGGAGTCAGCCGTCAAGTCGATGCTCGCGCCGAAGTTAGCCGCAGCGGTGCCAGCCGTGAGCGAGTGAGAAAATTCCGCAACGGACGGGGCGGTGTTGGTGCCTGCATCCGGAAAATTATTCAGGAGGAACGGCATCGTGACGAAGCCGGTGAAGACTGCCGTCCCGTCTGCGTTCAGGAGAATCTTGTTCGTCGCGATGGTCGTGTTCCCCGCGATGTCACCGCCCGCCTTTGGAAAATACGTGGTGCCGACGAACGTCAAGAGGACCGTGCCCGTGATGGACTTGCTCGTCCCGCCCTGCGCGATGGCAAGCAAATCAGCCGCAGCGAGAGAAGCCGCGACGGGGAGACCTGAAAATTTGACGTCGGCCATAGCGTTATTCCGTTACGAAATTGTCTCCGCCCTCCGTTACAAAATTGTCACTGCCCTCGGTGAGCAGGTTGTTCGTTGGGAGTGGAGGAACGACCCCGCCAGTCGTGGCGCTGGGCACTGTAATCAAAGTTTGAAGCTGAAGTTGCATCAGTTGACCCGATACAATTCGACATCGCCGGACGTGACGGTCACGCTCGTAATCTGCCCGTAAATGCGGTCACCCGCACCGAGGGAGATGGCTTCGCTTGTGCCGTCGCGAATCACTGTGACCACTGACGCGGCGATGGCGTGGAGGATGGCCCATTCCCCGGCAGTCGCAGCGGTCGCGCCGCTGTAGCGGTCATGGCCGCGTTGCCCGAGAGCAATCGCGAGAGAGTCAACGATTTTGCGGAGTGAGTCGTTGTCAGAATCCGCCTGACGGGACCGGAGTTCGCGAAAAGCCATGCGGTAAGGTTGTAGAAAAAGGCCCGGGGTCAAGGGGTAAAATCCTCGGTCCCGGGCCGTGATGCTTAGCTCTGCACGTATTCAATCTTCGGTGCGGCAGGCGGGGTCGGGACGTTGGGACTGCATGTCCCCTCGCCGAGTCCGCTGACGCCTGCGAAGTTCGCGGCCTTGAGAGCAAAACTGTAGTGAGCCGGTTCAGGGCTCACAAAGTCAAAGCTCTCGCGTTCAGAGGTGCCGATTTGCAGGTATTCCGCGCCGCTCTTTGCCGCCCATACTTCATAGGAGGTAACGAGTTCAGACGCGGGGTTAGGTTGCCATGTGAGGCGGATGGTTGTCATTGGACACCAAGGTTGCCTCTTTCGTTCAAAAGTAAGTAAGGTATTCTCCGTATATGCGTTTAAACGTAGGACCGGACTTCCGATTCGGTTTTTTTACACGCGGAGAGGATGTCTGAGCGGCCTCCCCCGGCCCCAGAGCCCCCCGGTCGATGTCCAAATTTGGGACGCTGAGACCGGCCTGTTCTCAATTCGGGCGATTCAGACATGAGGACCGCGAGGCGTCGAGTCATTGAGGCTTGCAGACTGCATGGTCGAAAGGCTACAGGCTGTATAAGGACCAACAATGTGGTCAAAAAGCTACACCTGCTCAACTTTGCGCTAGCGGAACGGGCGGGAGAGCTTTTCGCTCACTTGTGGCCTGATTCGTGCTCACCACAACAGGTTGTGTGCCACTGCTTGTGTGGCCTGAAACCTGCTGACCACTAGGGGTTGTGGGTGCTGAGTCGATAACCTGCGATGCTTCCACAATGAGCGCGTCCGATGGCTTCGCCTTTGCTCCGGGTCCATTGAGCGCGGCAATAAGCGACGCGTGCAACTCTGCGGCCGTGTGTGCTCCGCCTGCTGATTGCGGCTTGCGTTCGGGCACGGTGTCACCGAGGGCCGCGAAACACAATCCGTTCACCGTCCCCAATGACTT